GACCGGGAGTTGGCCGGGTAGAACTGTGCGAACCCGCCCGAGAACGGGTTCCACAGGATGTGCGGGGCCATCCCGACGCCGCCACCGGTGAAGTAGGACTGGAGGTTGGCGAACGGAACGAGATCCTGCGGCTTTGCTGCGGTCGCGTTCCGGTCCCAGGTGATGTGCCCGATGGCCTTCGCGGGGTACTGCGTGTCGCACGCGGCGTGGCCGCCGACGTCCGCGCGTATCGCCCCAGGCATCCACAGTTCAGGCATGGTCAGACTCCGTTCTTGGTGAGCAGGGCGCGGATGTCGGCGCCGAGTTGGGCGACCGTGACCACGGGCGCCGGGGTGGGAGCGGTCGCCCACGCGGGGACGGTGACGTCGCCCTGCTGCGAGAGGAGCCAGGCCAGATCCGCCGTGGCGAAGTAGCCGCAGCCCTTCGCGCCCCAGCCGGTGCCCCACGAGTTGGTGATCCAGTACTCGCCCGACGCGGCGTCGAACCGGTTGAGCTCGATCTCGTGGCCGCCCGCGACACCCGACGACCGGTCGACGAGGATCCGGCCGTCGGTGGCCGTGTCGAACATGCTGTTCAGCCACTCGATGCCGATCATCACCGGGCCCGTCTGCAACGCCGAGTTCAGCGCGGCCATCGAGAACGCGTGCGTGTACGAGGTCGCCAGCCCCAGCGCCTTCAGGGCCTTCGCCACCCCGATCCCCGAGGACCCGGTGTCGTCCGGCGGATACGTGCCGGACACCCCGTCGAGGACGGTGGCCAGCGCGTACAGCGAGATCGCGAACGCTTCGTCCAGCGGGTGAACCCCCGCCGTGAATGCACCATGCGACGCGGCGGCCGCGGCCGGTGTGATGGTGACCGAGGTCCATCCGGTCCGGCCTACGGAGTCCGTGCCGAGCAGGCCGCAGCCCGCGTTGCCCGTGCAGCTGCCCAACTGGCCCTGGTCGAGGACCGGAGTCCGCCGTGGCCAATCGACGGTCTTGATCGCCGACTTGGGCAGCACGCCGTGCGCAAAGTAGAGGGACCGTGGATCGTGCTCGATGTGCCGGCCGAGGTGGAAAGGGCCGCGCTGCTCGGGGATGTGCTGGATCGTCATGGTGCTCCTCGTCGTGCTCCGCGTGACAGTGGAGACGATACGGTTCGTCTCGCCTATCAGGTTGCCGAATCCCCCTGTGAATCCCTGGGGGAGGATCAGACGGTGGTGACGACCTGCTCGAACTTCTGCGCCATCACCGAGCCGATCCCGGGCGTCCCAGCAAGCAGGGCCCGAACGGCGCCGACGACGTCCAACTCCTGCACCACAGTGCCTTCCTGGTTGACTGCGGATATATCCACCGACACCACAGGTTCGCCGCTCGTGTTTTTCCCAGTGACCACATACATAGGCATGGATGGAACTCCTCTAAGCGATGCGCTGGGATGAAATCCAGCTGTCCGTAAAAACCGTGGTCGCGGTAGCACTCGACACGCTCTGAGCCCACACCATCCCCCACGTGCCGCCAGTGGTGCCGATGCGGAACATTCCGTTGAGTATGACGGTGAGCGCATTTCCTGCACCGAGACCGCCGTATGTGCGAGTGTTTGAGAGGTCGGTCCATTCGGTGCGGACCGTGTAACCCCACGTCGAGGATGCGTTCTGCTGGGTTCCACCACCAGCCGTGCCGGAAATGGGAGTGGTACCGGCACCGGAGCCGACCCAGGCTCCGAGCGACCCGGACGGCGCGGTGAAACCGAAAATGATATCTGCGGTTATGTCGGCGTCGAATTTGATCCATCCGTTCCACGCGTACACCGCGCCCGCAACAGCAGGGAATTGGATGTGCGGGTCCAGCGTGACCGTGGTCGTCGCGGCACGCGAGGTGTCGGCGGTCTTGCGGGCCACCTGGGGCTGCATCGACCGCAGCAGGCCCGCCGTGAGCCGCTGCCCGGCGAGCGGTGTTGGATAGGACTCGGGCACGCTGCCTCCTTAAAGGGCAAGAATGGTCGGATTGGCAAGTCGGACGTCTTCGCCTGCGCTGTGGGCTTTGACGACGCCATTCACGGAGCGTATGACGGTGAAAGTCTGCTGGCATTGCTCGGTGAAGTTGTCGAACTGGATCGTCACCGGCAGCACCGCCGTACTCGCGCTGCCCAGCAGCGTCCGCACACCCACCGACCCAACCCCCACAAGGTCGCCGTCGGTAGTCGTGATATCCCAAGTTCCAGGCTCCGACGTGCCGAGCGTCCACAACTTCGCCTTCAACGCGGTGCCCTCGATGCGGAAACGCATCTTGTACCAGGTCCCCGCAGCGTGGGTGAACTGTGTCGTGACGGCCGAACCGAGCTGCGTTTCCGATCCGTTGCGCTTCCGCACCGTGAGGATCATTGCGTTCGCGGTGGTGACCTCGACCCGGACGAAGTAGAAGTGGTTGGTGTCGGTGTAGCGGGCGAACACGAACACGTACTGGCTGTCGCCGGATGGGTTCGCGGACATGGTCCATTCAACGGTGATGTCCGCGTCCTCCGTGGCGATCGGCAGCACCGTATACCGCAGCACGTTGACGGAGTTGCAGATGTGGCTGCTCGTACCGGACGTGACGGCGTAGTCGGCCGCGGCGCCACCCGTGGTGCTCCACACTTGCCCGGTGTCTGCGGTCCCCCAGCCGTTCGCCACGCTGCGGGTGAACGTATCCAAGACTTCGGGCGTGATGGCGCCCACCCGCATCACCTCGCCGCCCACGCGAATGTCGAAGGGGAATTCGTCGTTGGCGGTGTCGCTGGCGAGACGGAAAACGATTTCGTCGGCGTAGAGAACATTTGAGGACGGCGGGAAGCTCGGTACGGTCGGCGAGAGGTTCGCGTATACGGCGCCCGCGGGAGGCGTCACCGTCTGCTGGAAGAACGTCCACGTGTTCGCCGTGACCTGCTGGTCGTTGGCCGTGGTCGACAGGTACCCGTGAGAGACGTCGAACCAGTTCACGTTGAGATCGACATTGCGGGACACCGCGCACAGCAGCCACCCGGACAGCACGTACTGCTGGCCCACGGTCACCGCGATCTGCTCACTGCCCGCGTTCGGGAACTGCGCGACGCCATCCGGGGTGATCTGCATCGACCACTGGCCGGCGAACGGCGGCAGGCCGGGCGTGGCCACGCGGGCGAGCGTGGCCCCGGACCCGGTCCAGTTGGCGAGGTCGGTCTCGAACCCGCGGTTTGTGTTGAGCTGCCCGGACTGGACCCAGCCCGGGCCCGAGGTGGTGGCCACGGTGACGCTGGTCGTGGTCGAGGTGAGGTCCGTGGCGAGCTGGCTGCCGTCTGTGTCGATCCGGGCTGTCGTGGTGTCGAGGTAGCCGATCGTGTTGTACGGGCTCGCGGGGGCGCAAGTGAACGTGAGGCGGTGCTCAAAGTGGCTGATCTGCTCTTCGACGCCGAGGATGAGTTGGTCGATCGTGTCGCCACCCAGCCACGCAGGCGGGTTAAGGACCTGCATGCGGTCGCCCATGCGGAGGGCGAGGACGGCCCGCCGCATGTCCGGGGTGATCGACGAGTGCGCCAAGTTCACGCTGATCAGCGGATACCGGGCTTCGTCGACCGTTCCGTGATGCACCCGCCACGCTGCCTGGTCCAGCAGCGTCGGCGTGTCCGAGGTGGCCAGGTTCAGCGTCAGCGCGGAGTCCGCGTTCGGCCCGTAGACGCCCACTCCGGCCGGCGGAGGCGCCGTCGACAGCGGCCCGTCTATCTCCTCATAGGTCGCGGTGACCCCGTTCACGGAGACGGTGACGCGGTTGGCAAGGTAGCGGTCGTCTTCCACCGGGGTGGGGACCTGCGCCAGGTTGAACGCGGTGTAGTCCAGGACGAGCGCCGGATCCTGGTTGTACAGCGACGTCCTCGTGCGGTAGCCGAGGCCGAGGACCGCCAAGTTCTCGTACAGCAGGCCGCCGTCGGCGAGCACAGCCTCCTGCATCAGCGACAGCGGGTTCTGCTTGCCCTGCGCGCCCATGTCCACGGTGTCATCGAGGTCGCCCACCCAGTCGATCGGGATTCCGTTCTCGCCGCACAGCCGCTGAATGCGGCGGCCCGCGGCTTCTCCGACCGGGTTCAAGCGCACGCCGAGCGCCGTCGTCGCGGTGATCGCGTTCTCCACCGTGACGTGCCCGATCGCGACTCCTGGCAGGTTCGCCGTGCCGTTCGGGCCGACCACGCTGCGGGACGCCACCCCGAACTGGACCTTTGTGACCCGGGAGAGCGCCGCGGCAGCGACATCGGTGACGCTGTACACCGTTCCCGTGGTGACGTCGGTGAGCCGGATCGCCCGGTTGAGGCTCGCACCGTTCTCCGCGAACTCCACGGACACGTACAGCTGGCGGCCGCGGACATCGAGGGTGGTAACGAGGTCTACGCCGAGGTTGGTGCCGTCGTCCGCGCAGGTGCGCAGGCTGAGGGTGTTCCCGGCAGTGATGTAGTAGAGCTCCCAGAACTGGTTGGCGCCGATCGAGTAGTCGACCTGGTCAATCGCGCAGATCACCTTGCCGTCGGACAGCCCGGCCGCCGGGATGGACAGCAAGAAGCGAACCTGCGTCGCGGTCGGGTCGTCGTAGGCGACAACACCGCCGGACAGGTAGCTCGCGGTCAGATCGGGTAGCGGATCCGATGCGCCGAACCCGCTGTAGGAGGCGAGGTTCGGGGTTCCGGAGATAGTCATCGGGGAGCCGCTGATGAGGGCGGATGCGATCGTCGTCGCGTCCGAGGGGTCCTCGCATGGCCAGTACGCCACCACGCTCGACGGGAGCGGGTTGGTGACCGCGTTGTAGATCACCGACCGTTCCGGCGCCGGGCCCTGCGCGAGACGCTGCAAGAGCCCGTTCACGCTCACGTCGACCCACACGTCCGAACCCGTCGGGTCCCACGATGCCGGCCAGCGCGGGATCTCGCCCCACACGCGGTACGACTTGCCGCCCATCCCGTCCGGCACCGAGATGCGAATCGGCTGGTTGCGGCCGATCTGCCCGTACCAGACGCCCATGGGGTTGCGGGGGGTGAACCTTCCGTCCTGGTTCTTCAACGGCAGCGTCGCGTTGGCCTGCTCGGTCTGGTTGCCCTCGTCGCGAATCCCTTTGGTGAGGGTGATCTGGCCCTGGTCATCGCGGACCATCACGTACGGAGTGATGTCCACCCACGTGCCGTTGACGAGGAGCTCTACCGTGACGGGCTGCCCGGTGCTGGCCTCCCCGGACGCGCTGAGGGGACCAGCCACGGCGCCCATACGCCGCTGCCAGCCCATCACCTGCGCTGCGAGACCTCCGGGCATGGATCACTCGTCCCAGGTGATTTTGCAGCGGAGGTCAACCGCGGTCGTCGGAGTCGTCGCCCGCACTCGCAGGAACTTCGAGACGGCGACGATGGGCCGCTCGTCGGGCATCCACTGGTAGGTGTACGTCAGCGGAGACTCACCAGAGACCGAGCTCAGGGCCACCGCGTCGAACACCCGGGACGCCGTCGTCGTGCCCTCTGCCGAGGCCGTGTATCCCGTGCCGCTCGTGCTCAGCGTCAGCAGCGACGCAGGCGCGTTCGGGTCGAGAGGCTGCACCCCGGCCGCCACGTGCGCGACAACGGTGGCCGCCACGTCCGTCTGAAGCAGCTCGATGACCGAGTCGGCGCCCGGCGGGTCGTCGAGGGTGAACGACCAGCTGATGAGCTGGATCTGCCGCGTGCTGGGCGTGGCCAGCTGGAGCATCGTCTTGATGGCCGTGCCGGTCGTCACCGAGGCCTGCGCCGCGATGGTCGGTGCAGGACCATTCCACGTGGTGTACCTGTGAATGCTGATCACTCCCTCATGCGGGTCGCCCCATCAGGGCGACCTGAACGTTGCCGCCGCGGACGCGGACGAACTGACGCAACTCCCTGGCCAGGAACTCGTCGTAGCGGGATGAGCCGCTGGAGCGGATCTCCAGCTCCACCCGCACCACTCCGCCACCTCCGCCGGCCATGCGGCGCGAGTCCGGGCCCGACCGCACCCGCGACCCCACCGGAAGCTCCAGCAGCTCAGGCTCGTGCTCACCCACCCACGTCAGACCCCCGCGCAGACCACCCGACGCGGCCGCACCGACGATCCCGCCGGCCGCCTTCTTCCCGATAGCCTTCGAGATGGACTTCTCCATGACCGACGCCAGATGCGACATGGCCTTTTCCAACTTGGCCTGCTGGCCCTTCAGTGAGTCGACGAGCTTCGACTGAGCTTTGATCGCCGCCCCGTACACCGCGTCGGCCGTGGTCTTCCCTGCGGACGTGGCCGCCTTCGCGATCTGCCCCTGCAGACTGTTGACCGAGGAGATCTCTGACGACGACGCACCCAGCAGCGCGCCCGCGGTCTCCAGGCCGCCGCCGTTGACACCGGCCTCGCCGATCTGCTGGATCAGATCCTTCGACAGGCCCTTCGACTTCAGGCCCTTCAGGGCGTCGGCGAACGCGGTGGCCTTGTCCCTCGACTGGGTGAGGCCACCCATGATCGAGGCGACCGTGACCGTGCTCCCGGACGCCCCCTGGGTGATGTTCGCCGAGGACAGCACCCCGCCCTTGACGCTGTCCGAGAGTTGCGACGCCGAGTTCTTCAGGTCGTCGAGCTTGCTCTTCGCCTTGTCCAGCGACGCGGTGACCTTGCCGAGGGACTTCTCCGCCTTGATGAGGCCCCGACCGACCGAGTCCAGCTGATGCAGCAGCCGCGATTCCGTACCCCCGTGGGTCGCACCCTTGATCTCCCCGCGGGCCTGGTTCAGCGACGACACCAGCGAACCCAAATCCGACGGAGCACCGAGCCCCTTCTCGAACGGGGTCAAGTGGTATCCGGCCGCGCGGCCGAACGCGGAGATCCCGAACTGCCCGCGCAGGCTCCCACGGGCGTCGAGCTCCGCCTTCGACACCTTCGACACCGAGCCGCCCTTGGCGAACCGCGGCAGCTTGTCCTCGTTGATCGCCTCCAGCAGGCGGCGGTGCTTACGGGCGGAGTCCTTGTTCACCATGAACTCGCCGCCCATGGCCAAGATGGGCACGTCGTCCTGCGTGCCGGAGCCCCCATTGATGGGCCCGCCGTCTGCGTACTTCGACACCCCACCCTGCCCCTGCGCAGGCCGGCCGATCGTGGAGTACTTGGAGATCTGCTCCCGCACCGTCGTGATCGTCACCGTCTTCGACCGCAGCGCAGCAATCGCCGCGAGGATCGCGTGCGCCGCAGCACTCGCCCGGTCCCGCGCCGACAAGGTGATCGTCTTGTCCTTCAGCCCATCACGCGCCCGCTGCACCCCATCGATCGCGGACTTCGCTGGCTTCCCATTCGCCGTGATCTGGAAGCGCCCGTCCTTCAGCCTGGTGACCTTCAGCCCAAGGTCGCGGAGCATCGACACCGCATCGTCAGTCAGCGCGGACACCTTGACGCTCTTCGCGTTCGGGGTCTTCTTCAGCGCCGAGAGCACCGAGTCGAGACCGCTCACCGCGTCCTCGGTGCGCATCTCCAACTTCGTCGACTTCTTGTCGGGAATCCCCGCAATGGACTTCGCGAGCTGGGTCGCCTCCTGCCGGTTCAGGCCCATCGCCATCGCCGACTGAATGAACTGCTTGCGACCCCGCTCATAGATCCCGTTGACCGTCTCCCACGACGCCCCAGACTCCCGCGCCGACGCCGCGGCTTCCTTCGTCTTGTCTCCGAGGTTACTGAGCGCCGTGGCCGCGTTCCGGGCCTTCTCCGAGTTGAGATCGAGCTGCCCGTGACTCATCGTCAAAGCGCCCGCGTTGTCTTTCGCGGCCTTCGCGGCGTCGTCGATGGCCTGCTCGAAGCCGATCATCCCGCCGAGTGCGCTGCGGTTCGCGTCGTTCAACGCCTCGATGCTCTGCCGCAGCCCGTCCGCTGACTGCTTCTGCGCATCCAACTTGGCCTGCGTGTCGATCGCTGCCTGCCCGAACAAGCCCATCGACTGCGCGGCGAGCTTCTGCTCCAGCGCCTGGTCAGCGAGCGCGTCCTTGTACTTGTCGAGGCTCCCTTGCAGCTTCTTGACCTGCTCGGGCTTCATGGTGCTGAGCATGTATGTGAGGGCTGCTCCGGCCAGCTTGGCCTTACCACCCTTGACCATGTCGGCGAGAGACTCGTCGATCGCCTTGAAGGACCCGGTGAGTTCCTCCGTGGCGTCGCCGCCCTTCAGTAGACCGCCCGAGACGCTGTGGCCCCAGTTGTTGACGCTCTCCGCGATGCTGGGGTCGAGGACCTTGTCCATCTGGGCTTTCAGCTTTTCGAAGTGCGTGCCAAACTTGCTCGCCGCTTCACCGGTGACTTGCCCGGTGCTGCCGAGCCTGGTAAGCGCCGAGGTGAGCTTGTCGACGTCCGGAGGCGCCGACTTGCCGATACTCGACAGCTTCGCCAGGACCGCCACCACCGCGGCGATCCCCGCGACCACGACCGTCGCCTTCGTCGCCGTGCTCAGCCCCATGAACGCCGTACGCAGCCCCGCCACACCGCCGCCCGCGCCAACCGACGCGGCACGCAGCGCAGCGATCTTTGTGGCCAGCGTCTGGATCCCGCCCGCCGCGGCCCCGATCCCCGCACCCGCCAGCTTGATCAGCTTGAACGCCGCATACATCTGCATCAGCCGGCCGATCACCTCGGGCGGGACCGCAGCGACGATCTTCGCCAGCGCGTTCACCACCGTCAGCAGCCCGGGCCCGGCCTGCGCCGCGCCCTGGGCCAGGTTCCCGGCCGCCGACGCCAGGTTCGAGAGCAGTTCCTTGACCGCGGGGCCTTGCTCCCGCGCGTACTGCATGAACTGCGCGATCGGGCCGTGTGCGTTGCCCTCGGACAGCACTCGGCCGAAGTGGATCGCCCCGTCCGTCGCACGCTTCAAAGAAGAGTTCGCGAAGTCGCTGACCTTTTTCGACAGCGCATCAAACCCGGACGTGTTGATGGCGCCGCCCGCAGCTGTGACCAGCCGGTCCAGCTGCTTCGCCGCGCCCTCTGCCATCGGGGTCAGTTTCGGGACGATCTGTCCCAGCACCGCGAACGACTTCTCGACCGGCTGCATCGTGAACTTCGCCGTGCTGTCGGAGAACTGCGTGAACTTGTCCTTCAACACCAGGTAGGCGCCCGCCGCCTGCTGCGTCGCCTTCGGCATCCCCGCCAACACCTGCTGCGCCTGCTGCTGCGCCGCGACCGCCTGCTTCGACTGTCCCCCGTACTTCGTGACCGCGTCGGTGTACTTCTTCTGTGCGTCCGCCGCGTCCTTCAGGTTCGCGATCTGCGGGATCACCGCAGCACCGAACGCGCCGACCGCGAGCCCGGCGGCCCCGGCCTGCACTGCGATCGGGGCCAGCGACGCCGCCACCGGAATTGCGGCCGGGGCGAGGGACAGCAGCGATGCCCGGACGTCCATCAGCGCCCCGGTCAGGCCGTTCCCGGAGCGTTGCATGTCCCCGGCCGTCGCCGCGAACCGGCCGCGCATGTCCCGCAGCCGGCCATTCACATCGCGGAAACCGGCCGCCGTGCGGTCGTCGACCCGGACTGTGATCGTCACGTCGTCAGACATCGTCTACCTCCCCACCAGACTCGTCGCCACCACCGAGTTCCTCCATCGCCAGCAGGCGCAGAAGCTCGGCGTCTTCCTCGTACAGCTGGCTGGGCAGGCACCCGAACCGTTCACACAGCCCGAGCACCCACCGCGCACGTTTCAGCTGGCGAGGCTCTCGGACAGTGCTTCCATCGGGACGGACTCCACCAGGGACGGCCCGCCAGAGGGCGAGCTCTCCGGCAAAGGGTCAGACTTGTGGACCCCCTGGAGCGTCTCCATGAACGCGTTCGCGATCGCGAGAACCAACTCGTGATCCTGCGCCTGCATCGCCTCCGCAGTGGCCGGCAGGGCGGTGCCCGTCTGGTCTTCGAGGTTCCACGATTCGAGGTGCTTGCCGACCCGGGTGATGAGCCCGCCGACGGTCTCGCCGTCGCCTCCGTCGTATCCGGTGAACTCCAGGTACTCGCCGATGCTCATGCCGCGGAGGCGTACCTCCAGACCGTGGTACTCGTGGCCCTGCTCGAACTGGACGAGGATCGTTTTCGGCTTCGCCTTGTAGCCCATGTGCGTGTGCCTTTCAGGCCCAGACCGGAACGGTGCCGTCCGCGAGGGAGAGCGGCACCGAGAAGGTGAGCTCGCCGCTGTCGGAGCGGGTCAGCTGGTAGTCCGTGGGGAGCATCTCCATCGCGAGGGTGACGCCGTTGACGGTCTGCGTGACGGTCCGCAGCACCGAGGTGGACGGGACGGTCTTGAACACGTCGTGGGACTGGTTCGCCGTCGGGTTGAACACCCCGTTCAGCGTGACGCTTCCGTCCGCGAGGAGCAGCAGCCGCTCCACCGCGCTCTTGTCGACGCCCGTGATCTCCTGCACGCCGCGGGGCGTCGACATCTGCCAGTTGGTGATGTCGTTCTTGATCGCCCGCGCGGTACCCGCGGAGTCGTCGACGCTGAGCGTCGTCTGGCCCAAACCTGAGCTCTTGGCCATGGCTCAGTTCCCTTCTGCTCTGTCGCTGCTCGCCCGGACGGGCTGCTCTTCGACCCACTTCGCTTCGCGCTCCCGGTCGGGTGCGAGAGAGCCGAACATCTTGCGGACGCCGTCCCGACCAATCCAGCCCTTGTGGAAGCGCGTGGGATGGGTGATCGAAACGGCTGCCCAGTCAGCAACGGCCTTCACCCCGTGGACGGCCTCACCCCCATCGACCAGCGCGTACAGGCGGTCACTCGGGGCGGCGATCAGGATGGTGAAGCTCCTCGGCCCCAGCACGCGGCAGAGGGCGCCCTCGTCGCTCGGGATGTCGTGCACCACGGCGGGCGTCGCTATCTCCACGCCATCGCACTCGCTGGTGAGGTCGACGCCATCGATGACCAGCCGAAGCTTTTCGTTGCTCATGCCGTCACCCCTTCGCGATCTCGTCAGCGAGCCCCTGCTGGTGCCCGGCGAAGTCTTCGACCCAGTTCTGCGGGTTCAGGTGCTGCCGTGCCCGGGTGCGGCGCGGGTTGCCCCGCCAGTCGCCGTCACGGACCAGGAACAGCGGCGGCTTGTCGATCCGCACCCGGTGCTGCGAGGCGCGAAAGCACGGCTGGCCCGCCTCGAAGACGAGGTAGATGTGGCCGTCCGCGAGGGCCTGAACCGTGTAGCGGTACTTGACCTGCCTGCCCTGGCGCTCGAACGTGGCCGACTTGACGGTCTCTCGCAGGTCTGGAGTGAGGTTCTCCAGCCGGACACCCCACCCGTTGAGGTAGTGCGGGCAGTCCGTCTCCGCGCACGTTCCGGGGCGGAAGTGCGTCGAGATCGGGGACACCACCGAGTACGTCTTGTACGACTCCGGGCGCATCAGCGGATCGGGCCGGGACAGCTGGATTGCCATCAGAACGTCACCCCAGCCGACTCGTTCTTGATCACGTTCACCGAGAACGACAGGGCGCTGAATCCGCCCGTGGTGACGGTCGTCGCGCGCAGATACCGGCGCAGCGTCGCGGTGTTCGACAGGGCGATCCGCTCGGCCAGCGGGGCGCCTCCGGTGATCTGGGTGAAGCTGAATCCGGCGACGTCCGCGAACGAGACGTTGTCGGCCGAGTCCTGGATCTTCACCGTGACGTCCGTGCCCGTGAACGGCGCGAAGACCTGCAAGTACGCCTGCCCGCCGAAGCTCGCGCTCGCGGTGGTGTCGATACCCGTCCCGATCGTCGCCACAGTGTCCGTGCGGATCCCCGCGGTCAGCTGCCGGCCCCACTCGATCCCGAAGCCGTTGGCCTGCGCGCTCACGCCGAACGTCAGCTCTCCGGAGTCTCCGCGGGTCGGGTCGTAGTTGAGCTGCTTGCTGACGAGCGACGCGGCCGGATCCCCGAGCGTCGTGCCGCGGCAGTACGTGAGGATCTGATCCGTACGCGGCAGCGGCGACAGCTTCTCGTGGATCGCCCCGGTGACGGGCACGGTGTTGAAGAACGCGGTGTACTCGATGCGGCCGTCGCGCTGGCCTCCGATGCGCTCGTAGGCGCTCTTGTCGATGCCAGTCACGTTGATCAGGGCGGGGCCGCCGCCGATCGCGCCGAGTTGACCGATGTCGCCGGACGCGTTGAATCCGGCGATGTAAAGGTTGTCCCCGAGCCCGCTGGATTTCACTGGGCCTCCGTCCATACGTCGTTGAGCACGAGTGGGATGGTGAGCGTGGCCACCCGGTACGTCGTCGAGTCGAGGCGCGTGTATCCGAACCGGGCCCGCAGCAGCGCGCCATGCATGCCCAGCAGGTCCACCTCCGCGACGGTCCCGCCGAGTTCGAAGTCGCCCGCGTACGCGTTCATCAGCCCGTTCACGGCATCGGTAACGGCGATGTCGACGTCGCCCTGCGGCTCCGTGTCCGCAGGCATGAACACCCGCCCGTTCAGCTCCAGCCGCACCGACACCGAGGAGAGGCCGGACCGGGCCGGAATCGGTGCGACGTCGGTGACCCACACCGCGTAGACCAGACCGGACCCAGGCGCCGATACGGGCTCGTGGTCCAGCACCTGCCCGAACAGGCCGAGGCTCTGCGCGTGCGACATGGCCGCGCTGCGGTAGGCGAGGAGATCGAGGGCCACAGCGATCACATCCGTCCCGTGTACCGGCGCAGGAGCCGCTCACCGATGCCCTGCTTGCGGGCGTTCAACTTGTCCCGGGTGACGATCCAGTGGTCGTAGCCACGGAATTTCGTCGCGGGGAAGTTCCGGGAGCCGATGCCGGCGAGCCACGGCCCGTACACCACACGGGAGTCGCTGATCTTGTGGCCTTCGATGACCTTGCAGCGGGACTCGTAGTAGCCGGTCGGGTTGCGGAACACCCTGTGCATCTCGCCGCGGAGGATGTTGAGGCCCTCTTCGGCGAGGTCGCGTTCCAACCGGTTGACGTAGGCGTTCGCGGCGGCGCGGGCCCGCCCGTCGAAGAGGGGGCCGCGGCTGCTGCTGGAGACGTCGAGAAGCATGGTCACACCGCCCTCGTCCGGGCCTTGCGGCCGTGGCTGGTGTACACGCGGTCGCGGAGATCCTTCAGGCCCCGGCCGGACGCCTCGCGCTCGTTGTCCCCGGACCCGGCCGTCCGCGCGTACCCGGAGCGGCCCTGAAGGAGATCCGTGAGCGCTTCCGCGACACACAGCTGCCGGACGCTGCCGGGCGCGTCCCACCGGTAGACGCTCGCCCCGTTGCTGTGGGTGGCGGCCGTCGTACCGAGGGCGCCGCGTGCGACGGTCAGGGTCCGGGGGGCGTAGATCGCGGAGTCGGTGTGTGCGGCGAGGACGGTGCCGTCCCAGGCGCGGGTCACTGTGAGGAGGTTGCCTGCGATGTCGACGATGAACATGCGCTCGGAGTCGCGGAGGATGACCTCGCCGACCGCGTACACGCTGCCGTTGGCTGCGCCGACGCCGACGTCGTTGTTGGCGGCGGTCATCGAGTCGCCGAAACCCTGCCCGGTGTCGAGCATCGACCGTCCGGTGACGATCATCCGCTCGTTGTCGATACGCAGCAGCGAGCCGATACCGAGCGCCGCCGACGCGGGACCGTCGACGGTGATCGTCGTCGCGGTCGGGGAGGCGACCTGCGCGGCGAGGACGCCGGCGGTGGTCTCGTCGTTGCGGTAGCCGAACAGGCCCGTCACCACGATGTCCTGCTGGTAGGTGGAGCCACCGCCGAACGTGGCCGGGCCGCTGAGCTTGACTTCGATGCGCGTGTACGGGGGTTCGGCCTTGTCGTCGGCGCGCCGAAGAAGATAGTCGCCGGGGGCGATCGTGTCGCCTCCGGAGGTGAGGGAGGTGACGGAGATGAGTTCGTTCGCGTCGAGGCGCAGGATCCACGGCGTCATCCCCGTGCGGGGTGGCCAGTCGAACTTGCGGGTGTCCTGCACCGGGTAGAACACGCGGTGCGTCAGGCCCTCGACGGTCTCGGTCGCATCGGCCAGCGCGCGATCAATCCTCGCGTTGGAGCGCGCGGTTTCCTTCACGTCCAGCTCGGCCTTGATCTCCTCGCGGGTCGCGTACCAGGGTGTCGTCATCTCTCGTCACCTCCTCTCGATGTCGTAGCGGTGGATGAGGTCAGGACTCGTCAGCGGCCGTCTCGGGGCCACTGGTATCCGTCGCTTCGGCAGTGGAGGATCCCGCTGCCTTCCGGGCCTGCTTCGAGCGGTTCGCCGTCCCGTGGGCACGCGACGGGCGGGGCGTCTCGCTCGGCTCGGGCGAGCTCGACTCCTTCTCGGAGGATGTCGAGGAGCTGGTACCAGCTGATACGTCCTCACCACCCTCGATCTCGTCGGCGGCCGCGTTGCTGGCGCCGCCGTGAACGGTGACCTTCGCCATGTCCTCTTCCTCCTCGGGTGCCACCAGGTCGTTGACGCGGATGGTCGACCCGCACTGCGGGCACTTCGGCGCACCGACCGAGTACTTGGCCGTGCACTCCGCGCACTCCCACAGAGCCATGTCAGGCGCTCATCGCCGAGAGCTGCTCGGGGGCGCGTCCCGTCATCAGGTCGCGGATGTTCGCGTTCACCGTGCCCGCGCCGGTCGACGTGAGCTTCACGTACTTGTAGGTGTCGGACAGCGACGTGCCCTGCACCTCCACCGCCATCGCGTTCTGCGCCGCAGTCGCGGTGGTCACCACGGTCGCGGCCGCGGTCTGGGTGCGCTTCACCCACGCGTCGCTGCCGTCGCCGGTGTTTGTGTAGTACTCGGTGATGTTCACCAGGTTCTGGGCGCCGGTACCGCTGCTGTCCTTCGCCTCTTGCAGCGTGTACGTGTCCCCGACAGCGCCGGCGAGGTAGCACTCGAAGAGAACACCTCCCGCGTCCTGAAGGGAGATCCACTTTCCGTCTGCGGCAGGGGTGAAGTTCACGAGCCTGCCGAGCGCCTTCTGTGCCATGAGCGTGCCTCTCGTCTCGGTGTTGTGTCGGCGTTCGTCGGGCGGGTCAGTTCAGCTCGATGAACGGGCTGAGCTTGTTGGCGCTGCCGTTCTGCGGGGTGATCGCGGACTTCAGCCAGGGCTGGCCGTCGACGCGCTGGATGATGCGGAACGTGGTCTGGTCGTTGCCGAAGCGGTAGTCCGTGGAGGAGTCCATGGACATCTGCTGACGGTCGCCGACGAGGTAGTAGCTGAGGTCGACGAACGACAGGTCGCCGCGGGTGCCGAGCGGGCTGGCCTTCTCTGTGATGATCAGCGGCCTTCCGAAGATGCTCATGGGCATCGAGTCGGTGGCGTTGACGACGAACATGCTGTTGCCGCCGGTGCCGACGGTGAGGCTCATCTGGAGGAGCTGCGGGATCGCGTCCGGGGAGCAGATCCACACGGCGCGGCTCAGCGAGGACGGCAGCATCTGGGCGTACATCGCCACGATGTCCGTGTACTTGATCGTGCTCGCGGTGCCGCGGGTGATGGCGACAGCAGCCTTGTTCGCGGCGCCGCGGTAGCCCTTCGGCTCACCGACACCCGACCCGGTCTGGAACGCGGCGTCCTCGCTGAAGGCGATGGCCTTGGGCCACAGGGACTCCAGGAGCGCCGAGAACGACACGATGGAGTCCTGAAGCAGCTCGTTCGGCACGGCCGACAGGCCGGTCAGCTTCTTCGCGTCGAGGACGACGCGACCGAATTTCGGGTTGGAGTCGGTGAGCATCGCAGACTCTTCGCCCCAGTAGGCGACCATGCCGCCGAAGACGCTGCCCTGGTTGGTCGTCGAGTCGATCATCGGGAACGGGACCCGGGCGGAGTCCATCGGTACGACGGTGGCGCGCGGCCGGACGATGGAGTCCTCCAGCGCGATCTGCGCCAGGTTTGCACGGAGGGTCTCCGGGACGAGGAACCCGCCGTCGGAGGGGCTCACGGAGCTGGCCGCGTTGCGGAGCGCGCCGAGCTTCTCCGCGTCGGGGCGGTTGTTCATGTGCCAGATGGTCTTGGCGTAGTCCATCGCGTTGTCGAAGACACCGTCGAGGATGGCACCCGAAGCATCCGGGTTGTGCGCCGTGGCCTGCTGGTGTGAGGTGAGCATGCTGGCCGCGCCGGCCTTGGTGTGCAGTGCCTGGTTGAGGCGCTTGACGTTGCCGGTGGGAACGTCCTTGCCCTGGTTGCGGAGGAAGTCGGCGAGCTGCTTCTGCGTCTCCTCCGCAACGAGCCGGTTGAGGTCGGTGCCGTCGCCCTGCTGCTTCTCGGCGTAGGCGTCCATGTGGTCCGCGAGGGTGTCCGGCGTCGCGAGGATCTCCTTACGCGCCGCAGGGTCGTGGAGCTGCTCGCGAAGCTCCTCGCTGTTGCGCGGTACGGCGATCTTGGTCGGTGTGGCCACAGTTGCCTCCTTCAGGCCGTCGCCGCGCTGGACGACGTGTCGGGCTCGATCAGATGGGAGACGAGCGCCGACCAGCCGTCGGTGTCGTCGGGGATGAGGGCGGCGACCATCGCCGTCCAGTCGTCAGCGGGCTCCGGCTGGGTGCTGGGCTCCGCGGGTTCGGCAGGTTCGATGGGCTCGGGCTCGGGCTCGGCCGGGACTTCCGGCTCCAGTACCGGCTCCGGCTCGACAACGGGCTCGGCAGCCGGGGACTGAACCGCGGCACGCAGCCGCGCCATGGTGTCCTCGTCGAGGGCGTCCGCGATGCTGATGACGAGCGTCGGCTCCGCAGCCTCGGGCGCGGACTTCGGCGTCTCAGGCTGCTTGGGGCCGTCGTAGCCGTAGGCGGTGAGGTCGAAGGCGCGGGCCATGTTCGGCTCGTCAGCCTTGGCGCTGACCGACTGATCAGTCTGTTGCACCTGAACGGCTTCGTCGGCAAGGCCCGCCTCGACAGCCTCCTCGGCCGTGTACCAGGTCTCCTTGACCATGACTTCTCGCCACTCGTCACGGGTGCCGCCTGCCCGTGCCGCGTAGGCGTCCGCGATGTTCCCGCTGATCTTGTCGAGCAGATCAGCTGTCTCACGGTGGTCTGCGGCGCTCCCGACCGTGAGGCCACTGGCCTCGTGAAGCATCAGCATCGCGTTCGGCATCATCCGCACCCGGTCGCCCGCCATGGCGATCACCGATGCGATCGACGCGGCGATACCGTCCACCTGCACAGTCACGTTGGCCGGGTGGGAACGCAGCGCGTTGGCTATAGCGATCCCCTCGTAGACCTGGCCGCCGGGCGAATTGACCCGCAGGAGGATGTTCGGCGCGGTGATGCCGCGCAGGTCGTTGATGAACTGGTCCGCGGTCGCCCCGTACCAGCCGCCGATCTCGTCGTACAGCATCACCTCGGCCTCGTCCGGGGACGCGTCGTTGGTGATGCGGTACCAGGACTGCGCCTCGATACCGTGCTGCGCGCGCAGGCGGTCCGCCTGCTCCCGCTGCTTGGCGAGGAAGCTGGTGAGGTTGGCGGGCAGCATGAGGCCCGGCATCCGGCTCATTCGTTGTCTCCCGTCGTGTCCCACGTCGCCACGACAGTTCCGCGGCAGCGAATCCCGCCCTGGCACAGCCGGTACGGTCCGGCGCCGTACGCGGCACGCACCGCGTCCAGGTCGGCGAACTGGGTCCCGTCAATCTCCGAGCAGGGCGTGCACCGGTTCGCGTCGTTGACTTCGCTGGCCGTGTACGTCGCGGTCGGCGCGGCCTCCAGCGTCGCCACCCGGCCGAGGTTCGTGGCCCGGTGCAGCGCCCCACCGAGCTGGTCCAACTTGAGGCGGTTCGACAGGCCCCGCAGGAAGCCCTTGACCTGCCGGGCCACGCCCGCGCCGTCCGCGCCCGGAGTGAGCAGCCGCAGCGCCTCACGGCCCGCAGCCGACGCCAGCCCGGAGCCGAGGAGTCCAGCCGTCGCCGCAGCAACCCCGACCAGCTCAGACCCGAACACAGCCCGCAGCGACCCGAGCTGAGCCTGGTTCGTCACCGCCTCGTCCAGCTCCGGCGGATCCACGGTGACGCCCTGCGCCGCCGCCTCATCCACCATCCGGCCGGCCGCGCGCTTCGCCATCCCGCCGAGAGCCTCCCGCAGGACATCGGCCGCGTGGTCGCTGTCGACGGTGAGGGAGGCGAGGGCCGCGGTGTCGTCGTCGTCGACGGCGGTACGGATCTGGTCGCCGAGTGCGTTGATCCACCGGTCCTCGATGGGGATCCACCGGTCGAGGAGCTGTGAGAGGGCGTCGTCGTGGTCGGCGCGGACCTGCTCCAGCGTGGTTTCGCCCTGCGCGTTGGTGAGCCGGGCGGTCAGCATGTCCCACTCGGTCCGGGCCGCGGGGAGCGCCGCCACAGGATGGTGGAGCAGCGCGGCCGGCGCCGCAGGCACGGCCGGGACCGGAGCGGCAGGCGGGCCCGCGTACGGGATCTCGGGGAGGCCGACCGCGGACAGGGTGCCCGCAGGGTCGAACCCGGCCTGCACCAGCGCCGCGGCAGCGTTCGAGCGAGAGGTCAGCTGCGTCGCTTCCTGATCGACGTCCTCCGGGACCGGGTTGGCGTAGTCGAACTCCAGCCCGGTGCCGGTCGGCCCGTACAGGGGGAGCAGCTTGTGGTTCAGTGCGTCCTTCACCGCTTCCAGGTCCGGTACGACCAGCCAGCGGGCGAACATGCGCTCCCCGGCATCCCCGTTGGCCCGGTTGACGTTCTCAACGGCGCCAGTCATGGGGCGGGGGAAGCCGAATGCCTCGTGGATGATCTCCCTGGAGACGTTGCGGAGTTCCACGAACTGCATGTCCGTCTGCGTGAACTTGCGGTCCTTCCAGACCCCGTGTTCGAGGATCGCGACGCGGTGCGCGTTCGCGACCCCCTTGTGCTGCTCGTTCCACCGGTCGCGCAACTCGTTGAACTCGCCGTCGGACAGCCCGTTGGGGACCTCGATGATCCCGCCCGGCTCAGCGCTGTTGAGGAAAAAGTTCCGGTTCCACTCGGCCGAGTAGCGCACCGCGTCCAAGTCGGTGAGGAGTGCCTGCACGGGGCCGATACCCCGGTACGGGTCCGTCGGATGCGGGGTGCGGATCAGGATGACGTCGTCGATGCCGAGCGCCACCTCCTGCCCGTCCGGGCCCGTGTACATGTAGCCCAGCAGGAACTTCTCCGGGTCCGGCACCGGCCGCATACGGTCCGGGCGCACCGGCCACAGCTCCAGCGGCAGGCTCACGTTCTCGTTGTGGGCGATGACCCACCACGTTTCGCCTGTCAATTGCTTGTGCTGCGCCCCGGCTTCGACGAACTCGCTCTGGGTGTAGAACCCGTTCGGCTTGTTCCACAGGTCGAGGGCCGCGTGGCTGGTGACCTCGACGCGGTCTTTTTTCTTCCCCGACTTGGCCTTGCGGTAGAGCTTCCACTCGACGCCGGCCTCGGCTTTGGCGGTGCGGTTGACGATGGCGAAGAGGGTGGAGACGGAGCCCATGGAGTTGAGCTCGGCGGTGGTGCCGCGGTTGGAGCCGAAGAGGCCGTGTCCGTAGGACTGGTGGCGGGAGGCGAAGGGGACGGGGGTGTTGGTGGGGCGGGTGCGGAGGTTGCTGGCTGCGTTGGCGAGGGAGCCGAAGAGGGTTTTGCCCACGTGCCCCCTCCTTCACGTCAGTCGCTGTCGAGCACCCATTGCAGGACGCAGGTGAGGAGTCCTCCGGTGATGAGACCAACCCCTGTGCCGAAGATATCCCAGCATCCTGCTGTGATGAGTGTAAATCCTCCTGTCAACATGGATGCTGGCCGCAAATCTTTCAGCTTCTTGGGGTTCGCTTGAAGGTTCCTCATCACAGCCACCTCACCCGGGTACGCCCCGTCAAATCCCGCGCCGCCGCCATATACCGGAGCGCATCCATCGAGTGATCGTTTTCTTTCACCGGGGCCTCCTTCAGTCCGCCGCTGTTGCCCGGCTTCACCGCCCACACGTAGCCCGCGATCTCCTCCGCGCCGCAGGCCGGCAAAGACGCGGACTCCAACTCCGGGTCCCGCTCCACCAGCGCACCGCGCGCGATGAACAGACGGGGCTTCCCGTCCTCCTGCACCCGGAGGCGCGCCTGCACCGCCTGAATCCCATCCGACACGCTCTTGTGCGCGGGCTTCGTCGACAGGCCCAAATGCCGCTCCAGGGTGGCCCGGTCCTCCGCGTCGTGGTCCGCGTAGATCGCGCGCGGGAGCTGCCCGCGGGGCTGCCCGGACGGATAGAACAGCAGGTCTTTGATGGTCTTCGCGTGATCCTCGACGAGGCGGCGCGTGTAGTAGATCTCGTGCGCCAGGTACAGGCGGCCGTCGGGGTCCTCCCACCAGTCCTGGTACACAAAGGGGTTCGTGAACCCGAAGTCGACCGTTCCCCAACGGGTCCACGCGGCAGTCGGCTTGACCGCGTCGACCATGTGGATCGCGTCGTCCCACGCCTCGTAGATCTGGCCCTCGGCCGCCGCCCACTTCCCGTCGCGGTAGCGCAGACGTCGGACTCCCGTCAGGGCGTCGAGCTTCTTCATGTAGTCCACGCCGCGCTCAGTGAGCGTGCCATCGGCGTTGACAAGCAGCGGGTTGTCGGAGTGCCGCGAGTGGATCATGCGCATGATGCCCGCATCGCACCGCTTCTTGATCCAGTGCTGGGGGGCGTCCGGGTTGCAGGCCAAGACGATCTGACGGTAGGTGTCGGCGTTCCCGCGAAGGCGGGTGATCAGCGTCTCCAGCGCGGTGAGGGTGACCTGCGTGGCCTCGTCGACGTAGATCCGTGAGAACTCCGTCGACAGGAACTTCTCGGGACGGTCAAGGCCGCCGACCACGATCTCTGATCCGTTGGCGTACTGGTAGGCGGCTGGCTTGCGGGCAGAGCCCCCGAACCAACTGACCACGCCATGGGCGAGGGCGTCACGGATGACCTGCTGCTCGAATGTGACGAGCGTCGACCCGGTCAGCGATGCGTGTGTCTGGCGGACGATCAGGGATCGGCAGCCGGGAACCATGAGGCTTGTGTAGTGGGCTTTCTGGAGCATGGCCAGGCTCTTGCCGGTGCCTGCGGGGCCCGCGATGCAGGCTTCCTGATCGCGGCCGGTCAGAAGTTCCTTCGCGCCGCCCCTTGGCTCGTACCGCACGACCGTCTCAGTCACGGGCAGCTCACGTGAGGTCCGCGGGGTCGACTCCGACGACCTCGTACCGGACGCCCCCGGACAGTGCGACCTTCGCGGGCTGTTTCATCCCGGTCAGGTTCCAGAACGCGTCGAGGGTCTGCCGTGCTTCGCGGATCGCGGCGAGCTTCGGCGCACTGTCCATCAGCGGCTGCCCGTCCGCGCCGGTAACGACCTTGCCGTGGGAGACGACGACATGGTCTGTCTCCAGCACGTCGAGGGCCGCGTCGTACAGGTTCTCCAGCCGGTCCATGTGCAGTTGGAGGAGCTTCTCGGCGGGCCCGCGGACGATTTCGCGGAGGACACCGCGGATGGCCTTGCGTGCGGTGCTCTTGTCGTAGTACCCGAGCTCCTCGGCGATCGCGGTAAGGGTCCAGCCTTCGGCGCGGAGTTGGGCGGCTTGGGCGTCACGGGCCGCGCTTTCGAGGGTGCGGACAAACCGGTTTTGCCCGTCGCGGGCCCTGAATTGGCTGTCGCCGGTGGTGTGGCCGGCGGGCTGCTGAGGCTCGGGCTCGGCCGGTACTGGTGGATTGTTACCGGTAACCATGGTCTGATGGTAACGAGGGTGTGCAACTGGTGGACGGTGGTGCGCACGCGGAAGGGCCCGATTCCCGGGGCGGTGGCGAGACCGGGAGTCGGGCTCTCTGCTGTGCGGTGGATCAGGCGAGCTGGGTGGCCGTGATGAGCGGGTGCGGTTCGAGGGATACCCAGTCGCATCCGCCGTGTGCGTGCACCGCGCCGCTCCCCTCGTCCTGCCACGCCTTGTCGAGGTCGAACGGGATGCGGCGTGCGGCCTCGACGAACGGGCCCTTCGCGGCGTCCTTGCTGGCGTAGACGCCGAGGACGGTGCCGCCTTCGTGGTCTTCCCCGGTGGAGAGGACCCAGACGGTCGGCCCGGCAGACGGATCGCAGGTGGCGATGATGAGTGCGGCGGTCTGGAAGTTCGGGCATTGCACGTGGTGGCCGTCGGTAGAGAAGCAGTATGTGCACGCGGTCATGGGGTTCGTCCTGTCGTGTCGGGCGGTCAGGGGTGGGCGGGGATGCGGGCATGGAACGCGCGGCGAGTTGGGGTTTGGTCAGTCGGGTGCGCGCTCGATCGTCTGCGTCTTCCCGATCGCGGCCATCTGCTCGTTGGTGGCGAGGTAGACGCGGCCGCCCTGGTCGCACTTGAAGTGCAGGATGCCGGGGGTGTCGCCGATGGTGAGTACATCGAGGACGAGGCCAGTCATGACGCCGGTCCGGGCGTGGTTGCCGGGGGTGCGACGGACGAGGATGCGGTCGCCGATGGCGGGGATGTACGTGGTCATGGCGGTTCTCCTAGGCGGCGAGCGCGTCGGCCAGCAGCTGGACGCGGGTGGTGATGGGGCAGTCGACGGGGTAGAGCACGATGACCGTGGCAAGGCCGTGGGCGGGGCGCGCCTTCGGCTCGTCGGTGGCCGGCCGGGCGACGATGTAGGCGGTGCGGTGGGTGGTGTAGGAGACGAGGCGGTCCAGCCGGAAGGAGCGTGCTTCCTGGCTGTCGCGGTCCATGCCCTTCAGGAGGATGTCGCCGGCGGCGCTGACGACGATGTCGTACAGCTCGACGGTGCGGATCGTTTCCGACCCGTCGGCCTTGGTGTAGGTGATGGTGACCGGGTGCCGCTTGTCGAGGGCCTTGATGAGGCGGGTGAGGGTGGAGGTGCTGGTCTCGTTCGCCGTGTGCCTCATCGGTGGCCCCCTCGCTCGGTGATTCCCTACACCTAGAGAGTACAACGCGCCGTCTTGTACAACAAGCCCCTATGGCTTTCCGATTCGAATCGAATGGCGCACCTGGTACGCCGCGACCTGCTCCCACTGGTCAGCCGTCGGCTGCTGCCAACTGTTCACCTGATACTCGCGAGCCCGCGCCTCCCACTTCCGGTTCGCCCCCACCGCTTGTGGCCGTCGACGCAGGACATGACGACGTTGCACTTGTCGCAGAGGAGTCCTCGGATGAAGCGCAGTCGAGGGGCCCAGTCCGAGAAGTGATCGACGACGAGACGGCCGCCGCCCGTCTCGCCCTCCGGGGTGCCGCAGATCTCGCAGCGACCTGCCGCCCGGGCGTGCAGGTCGTCGTACTCGTCGCACGACAGGCCGTGATAGTCGAAGTGGTGGCAGGTCTTGCCCTCCGGGTGGTGGCGATTCTGATCTTTGCGGCGCGGCATAGATGTCTGACTCATGCGCCCCATTGCACAAGACGCCGTTCCGTACTTTGGGGCGTTGCGGTAACATCGGCGCATGGAGCAGACCACCGACATTCCGATCTCAGAGGCCCGCGCAAACATCACCGACGTGATCGCCTCAGTGCGCCTGCTGCGCACGTGCGTCTTCCTGCTGCGCCGGGACAAGGCGCAGGCTGCTGTCGTACCGATCGAGCTCGGCGAGCTTGTCCGGGAGGTCGGTGGCCCGGACAAGGCTGCCGCGATCCTGGCGAGCCACGTGGCGTCGGAGCGCCCGGTGGGCAGCGAGGAGAAGAACGCATGAGCGACCGCGCCGCCCTGGACTCGTACATCGAGACACTGCAGATCCTCGCCCGCGAGGGGGACACCGACCGCACCGACGAGGAACGCGATCGGGACGCGGCCTATCGAGCCAAGTTGATCGACGCGTTCGCGCACGAGCTGGCCGAGGAGCAGCGCGCCTACGCCAGAGAGGTCGGTGTCGGCGTCCCGCTGGAGGACGGTGGCATCGTGTCGGCGGGGGATGTCATTGACCTGATCGACCCGCGCGTGGGCCCGGTGCGTCCGGGCGAGGAGCCGACAACGTGACGCGGAGGGTGACGCATGCCTGACTACACGCGCCGGAGCTACCGGCTCAAGGAAGCTTTTGGGGTACTGCTGAGGAGAGCGGCGTACTGCCTGATTCTTCCCGTCGCTTTCGTATTGCTCGTCGACTTTGTGTTCCTACGCGGAACGCTCACCATCACCCTCTTGACGTGGCCTTTGAGGCCTTGAGGTAGCGGCTGCATCGCGTCCAACCACATGGCGAAGGCCCCGCCCGGACACCCGAGCGGGGCCGCTTCACGTCGAGGCGGACGCTAGCTGCCGAGACCGTCCGCCATCTTCAACTTGTCGAACCGACCATCCTTGCCCGTCCAGCCCAAACCATTGATCGCCGTGGCCATCTGCAGCGCGGTGTAGTCGTCCTTAGCGAGCGGCTTGCACGCCTCCGGCCGTTCCTTCCCGCCCTCCTCGGTCTTCTTCTCCAGCTTGGCGAACGCGGCGTTAGCCTGGCTCTCGTACCCGGACCGGACCATGCCGGCGAGCGTCTCATCGAGCGCGTCGACGCGCTCCTTCGCCTCGCTGACGGTCGGCTTGTCCGTGGAGTTGCCTCCGGCCCGCTCGGTGAGCGCGGTGGCACAGTCCTTGGCTTTCTCGTCGCCGGACTTCGAGCAGCCGACCGCCCCGGCAGCGAGCACGGCGGTGAGCAGCAGGACAGTGGTGGTGTGGCGCATGGTCCCCCCAAGGACTTGCGGATGGTGGCCGGATCGTAGCGCCGGCCGCCGACAACCGGCCCCGGAACGACGACACCCCCCACCGCAGGGGGGGAAGTGCGGTGAGGGTCGTCTCCCAGGGCGCCGGGTGCTACCCGGCGTGCAGCCTCCAGTGTGGCAGCGCGCGTCACCTTCCGAAGGCGCGAGCGAGGAACTCGGCCACCGCGAGCAGCCCGAGACCGCCGAGCAGCGCGCCCGTGCTCACGTACCGGCCGTCCGGATCCGGGGTACTCCCGGGCACCCGCACGATCGACTCGCCGGCCGGGACGAGACCACCGTGCTCACGGTCGCGGTGCTGCTGCCGGTATGCCTCGGCGGCCCGTCTGGTGTCGGGTGGACTGCTCGCCCGGCACTGGCGGCAGCGGTATTCGTGCGGCATCGGAGGGCCTCTCTCAGACGGGTAGCGCGGTAGGTAGGCGGCGGGTAGGAACAAACGCTGACCTGCGGTTCCTACCGCCCTACCCGGGGCCCGTGGCAGGCGCTGAGAGGGGCTGGGGAGCGGGGTCCGCGGGCGGGCCTGGCGGGGGTGCTGCGGGGGCCTCGACGGCGGGCTCCGGGGCGGCCTCGGGCGGAAGGTCGCGGACGCGGATCCCGTCCCTCACCCGCTGCCGCCCGGAGAGGATGAGCTTGAACTCCTCCACCGGCAGCCCGAAGTCGACTGCGGTGGCCTTCAGTTCGGGCTGTGTCCAGCCGACGAGTTCGGGCTCGTCGAGGAGGTCGGCAAGGTGGGCTCCCTGCCGGTGCTTCGAGACGCGGCGGACGACCGCGGCGAGTTCGTCGAGGGTGAGCTCGGGGCCCGTCTCCTCTTCCTCGTCGGGCTGCTCGGCCGGCGTCCGGGCGGGGGGAGGGGAGGTCCACCAGGCGGCCACGCACCAGCCGACGATGATCCCGGGTACGGCGAACCGGGCGAGGTGCGGGGCGTGTCCGCAGGCGTACACGGCGACGTATCCGCCGAACGCGAGCGCGCCGATGCTCTCCCACGTGCTGAGGCGTTCACCGAGGAGGGTCCAGCCGCGGTGGATGAGGATGCGGGAGCCTACATAGAGGGAGGCCCCAGCCCCGCGGACGGCGAGGATGGGGCGTAGTTCTGCGGCGATACGGCGGTGTAGGCCGGGGGTGGGCTGCTCCCCTACCTCTTTAATGATCTTCATTAGACGGCCCCCACCGCATGCGCACCCGTCAGGATCAGGGCTTGCGGCAGGCCCCAGATACCGCCCGCCTGCGCCCACACCCCGGCCGCGAGGATCCCGGTGATCGCGGCCTTTCCCGGGGACAGCTCCCGGAAGTACATGATCGACGCGAACAGCAGCGACACCGCGCCCATGCCCGCAGTACCGAACCCGCCCCCGGTGAACATCCCGGCGAACGCGTCCGACACGCTGCGGCCGACGGTCCAGATGGAGCCCGCGGTCATGTAGAACGTGCCCGCGGCGACCCCGGTCCACTGGGCCTGATCGCTGGTCAGGCGCTTGCGGATCCGGGACTTCTTCCCGCCGCCTCCACCACCCTTCCCAGGCGCTGCGCCCCCTCCACCGCCCTTGGGCTCGCGGATCCCAGCGAAGAGGACCACGGTGAGCGCGGTGGCGATACCACCGGCGCCGACCGTGCCGAGGATGCGGCCGCCCTCGACGCTGATGGCCGGGGCTGCGGCGATGACGTGCTGGAACATTCTGAATCTCCTGGTCAGGCGGCGGGTGCCCAGAGGGCGAGTGCGAGGACGGTGGTGGCGAGGGGGATGCGGGCGGCCCACGCGAGGCCCGCCCACCAGTGGCGGGTACGGCGGTCCCACACGTGGGCGACGAGCAGGCAGGATCCGATGCCGAGGGTGAGAGCACCGCTGGTGCTGTACCGCTGGCCGCAGTCGGCGAGCGATGCAGCGCACTGCTGGTACAGGCCGAGGCCCCACCCAGCGCCCGCGGCGCTGGCGTTGTACAGCGCGGCCCGGGTTTTGGGGCTGATCGCGGGGCGGGCCGGCATGTGGGTGAGGGCGTCGGGAAGGTGGGGGCGCGGCCAGTAGTCGGGCTGCGGAATGAAGCGGCCGGGCCCGGACGGGGCGTCGTCCTTGACCGGCTGCTCCTCGTCGGCGACGGCCTCGGGTTCGTCGTCGTAGATCTGGTCCCACCAGTCGTCGGCGGTCATGGTGTCTCCGAGGGCGTCGGGGCCTACGCCTCGGAGGCGCAGGATGTCGCGGATGGTGATCTCGTCGGGGCCCGGCTGCGCGCCCATCACGCCCCCCGGAGGTAGCGAGCGACGGTCTCCGCCTTGGCGTTGGCGTCGGCAACCTGGTGGACGTACCGCAGGACTGCGTCCGGCTCGCGGATTCCGGAATCCTTGGCGGTCTGGACCGCGTCCTTAATGGTCATCGGCCCGGTGAGGGCGGGGAGCGGATCCCCGGATCCGGCATCCGGATCCTGTCCGGACTCGTCCGGATCGGCGTCCGGACCGGTCCGGAGCGCCTGCTCCTCGGCGGCCACCAGGCTCCGTGCGCGGGTCAGCTCGCGGTTGATCGCGACCATGGCGAGCTCCCCGCCGGCCTCGGCGCGCTGCTTGTCGACCCACTGCTGCGTCTTGTTGTCGAGGGGCTTCGCGTGGTGGCGGAGGACGACGGTCCACAGGGTCTTGACGATCCCGGATACGACGGCGCCGATCGCGCCGATGGCGACCTGCCCGGCGAGCCAGCCGTGCGCGCCGACGGCAACCATCGCGATAGCGAGCGCGCCGTGCCCCATCCGGCGGGGCAGGCTCGCGCGGGCCGGGTCGTAGCGGGACAGCCACTCGACGGCCATGCACAGGATCCACGCGAGGTCGAAGGCGACCGCCGCGGCGTATGCGGCGGGGGCGATGGTGACGCGGGCGAGGAGGTCGCCGATCGAGGCGGTGGACCAGACGACGGTGACGGAGACGAGGAGTCCGGCGGCGGCGGTGACGGCGGTGAGGACGGTGCGGTCCCAGTCGCGGGGCGGGATGGGGATGTCGACGGTGTAGCGGTCGAGGACCATCTCGGTCTTGCCGTTGACGGTGTGGGGGACGAGGCGGGTCCGCTCGATGCGGCGGGTCTTCACGGTGGCTCCCGGGTGGCGTACGGGGTGGCGGGGTCAGCGCTGCGCGCACTTCTGCTCGACGAGGACCGCGGCTCTGTCCCAGTCGACGGACTCGTTGCCGGCGCCGATGCGCATCTGCTCGGCCGCCCACTCGGAGCCGAACATCGCGATGCCGCCGCACATGGCGTTCTTGTCGGCTTCGGTCTGCTGGTCCCAGGAGAGGTCGACGACGTTCTGCGTCATGTCGTCGGTAGTGGGGGTGGCGTCGGTGGTTTCGATGACGGTGGTGGTCGCCGGGTTGTCGCCGCTGGTGTCGGGCGTCGACGTGCAGGCGGTGAGGGCGAGTACGGCGGCGGCGCATATGGCGGCGAGGGCGTGGCGGATCTTCATGAGCGTGGGTCTCCGTGGAAAGGGCCGGGCCGCGCGCTGGGGGATGTGCGCGCGACCCGGCGGTCTGGTGGGGCGGTTGGTCTAGCGGGGCCGGTACCAGGGGCCCTTGTGGTCCTGCTGCCGGTCGGCGTCTTCCCAGGCTTGGCCTTGGGCGGCGGCTCTGCGGATGCTGCGGCGGGAGCCGCCGGTGCGGCGGCCTTCCTTGGTGGCCTTGCGGGCGGCTTTCTCGCGGTCCTTGGTGGACGGGTTCGACGCGTACGGGTTCGCGGCCTGCAAGCGGCGGTCGAAGAGCCAGCCCATCAGCGGTCCCCGTCCTGCTCGTCGTCGGACGCGTCGAGTTGGGCGTCGAGGAGAGCGGGTTCGATGGGTGCGGTGCCTTGCCCTTGGTAGTCGCCGCACTCGATGGCCGCGTACACGGCTTCGCTGCCGAGGTACATGCGGTCCTGGAAGTTCGGTTCCATCAGCCGCGCGCCTTCGCGTCTTGCTGCGCCATGGTCTGGCGGACGTCGGCGCCGGCGTCCCAGTCGGCGTTGCACAGCTCGACAGTCGCGGGCTCGGCGAGGATCCGGTTCGGCTGCGGGGTCAGCGCGGGGCTGGGCTGTTGGCCGGGCTGGCCGTTAGGCTCCTGCATGGTCATTCCTCCTGGTGAAGCAGGTGGATGGCTGGCCCCGACGGGAGGTGCGAACTCCCGCCGGGGCCGTACTCGTTACGGACGGAGACGGAACCTCCGAGCCGTTGTGTAGTCACGCTACACGCGTGTAGGCTTCCTACACAAGACGGCAGGACGATCCGCCTCCCGAGCCCCGGAGAGGAACGGACATGGACGACCGGGCGGAGGAGGTGCAGCGCGTGCTCGATGCCATCGACGCTCTCGCGGCGAACGACCCACCGGCCTCACGGGCGAAGCAGCTGACAGAGCTGCTAAGCGAAGTGCAGGTGAGAGTGCGGCGGGAGCGACAGGCTGCGGTGCGGGAGATGCACCAGGGCGGCATGACTTACCGACAGATCGCCACCGAGCTGAACATCAGCTTCGGCCGTGTTCGGCAGATCCTCGCGGAGGAGACGGACCAGCCGTCGGAGGAATGAGAGAAGGCCGAGCGGTGTGGAAGACCGCCCGGCCTGAGAGCACCAATTGGAGTCAGTGCACTGTGACTGTACCGAACAAGCCCGACCGACCGCCGCGCCGCGCGGCCGTCTACCGCCTCTGGGATGCGGAAGGGACTCTGCTGTACATCGGGTCGGCGTACGACCCAGACCACCGCTGTAAGGAACACAGCAAGAAGCCTTGGTGGCCCGAGGTGGCGCGCCGCACCGAGGAATGGTTCGCCCACCGCGGCACGGCATACCGCGAGGAACTGAAAGCGATCAGGGCGGAGAAGTCCAAGTACAACCGGATGGGCGCGCCCTCATACCGCACCCCCGACACGGAAGCTGTGCAGCGGCGGAAGGCGCTGGGGCCTCTCCGGCAAAGGCTGCTGGAAGAATCTTGGGGCGTGGCTCGGGCTGCTCGCGAGGCGGCACGCGATCAGGGTGCATCCTCCGAGGAGGCGGAACGCACCGGGAAACTGGCCGAGATCGAGTTCCTGGAGAACACTGGTCTGTTCGCCGGGGCGGTGAAGCGGCGGCGCGAACAGCTGTCCGCACCGTGAGCGACACCACCTGGGGCTGACACCCCGCACCCTTGAGCCCCCACCCGCGTGCCGGGCCGGGGGCTCACTGCTGCCCGGCCTACACTCCCGCAGTGAACATTCCCGATGATCTGATCAACCTGGAACGCGCCGCCGAAGAAGCACGGGCCCAGCTCGCGGGCCTGGTCGGGGCGGAGTATGAGGAGCAGTGGCGGGCGTGGCGTACCGCGTCGGAGAAGGTGCAGGCCGCGATCACCGAGTACGCCGGCGCGGCTGGTGAGAACCGGGTGGACGTCGAGATGGCGGTGAAGGCCGCGGTGCGGCATGGCGATGAGGACCCGGCCGAGTAGCCGCACGCGACGAAGCCCCTGCCATCCGTACAAAGGCAGGGGCTTCGTGCTGTCCGTCATCTTCCGCTACCCGACTGCCCAGGCGTACGGTCGCGGATGCCCTTGGAGGCACGCGGCCCGCCAGCCTGTATGGGACGGCGGGCCGCAGCATGCCACGGTGTCAGGCCGGGCGCTGCCACGTCGTCAACGGCGGCTCCTCACGGATCGGGCACTCCACACACCCGCCGTCACGGGCCTGCTGGCGCTGTTCCAGGGCGCGGCGCCCCGACGCGAACACCGGGGTGCGCCAACGCCGTTCCTCGGGATCACCAGCGACAATCCAGTCCGGGCCGACGGCTTCGATGCGTACGCAGTTGTAGTGGTCGCGGCCGAAGGCTCCGTGGGCGAAGCCGTGGATGACGTCGCCGGGCGCGAGGGGTCGGGCGGTCACGGGGTTGCCTTCCAGTTGGGGCCGCGCAGTGCCGGCGGGACGCGGCGGGTGTCCGTGCGCGGGCCTGACAGGCGAACGGGCGGGTACGGCTCTGGGATCGGCCGGTCGAGGATGGCGAGCACCTCGGGGGTGAGGCCGTAGCCCTCGGCGAGCGCGAGCAGGGTCGGGCAGTCGTTGGTGTGGTCGACAGCCCAGTCCTCGTTGAGTTCGCCGCAGCCGGTGCAGGCGTGGCCGCCGTATCCGCGTCCGCCGTAGGGCTTGTGTACTTCGAGGATCTTCCGGTCGGCGGTGCAGCGGCGCAGCACGTTGGCCGGGTCGTGCACGGCGATGTGGCGTGCGTCCCGCAGGTATTCGATCCCGCCGCCTTCGTATCCGTGGCCGACGACGTCGACCTCTCCGGGTGACGTGCCGATGCCTGCGTCGAAGTCGGTCTGCCAGTTGTATTCGGTGACGTGCCAGGGGCCGGGTGTCGCGTCGAGGGCGATGGCCTCGGTGTGGTCGATCTGTTGGGTGATCCAACCGTGTAGGTCAGGCACGCGTACCTCCTTGAGCGGCAACGGCGTCGAGCGCTTCGACGATCGACTGCAACGTCGGGGGCGCCAGGGCGCGTTCGGGCTGGGACGGCCAGCCGTACGGGCAGGACGGGGGCGGGGTGCTGCGCCACCAGGGGGCGTGGACGCGGCCGCAGACGCAGTTCCACGGGGTCATGGTCCAGCCGTGCAGGTCAGACACCGGGCTGCTCCTCGCTGTTCGCGGCCGGGCGGCGTAGCGCGGTGCACTGGCGGCAGGTGCAGTGCTTGACGCAGCGAACCCCGTTCCAGCACCCGCATGCCTGCGCGTTGGCGCTGGACGCCCCAGCCGGTCCAGACGGCGGGACGCCAGGCGTCCCGTGCCGCTCCAGCCAGCGAGTTTTGAACTCCTCGACCTCGGAGTCGGTGAGCTTACGGTCGAAGGTGACCATGCCGCCGTCGGTCTCCCAGCGCACGGGCTGACGCCGGGCGCGCCGCCCGGAGACGAGTGCGGTGATGGCCACGATGGCGGCGGTCCAGCTGATGGCGCACGCGATGATCTGGCTGGTCGTCACGAGGGCTGCTCCTGTCCGTCGAGGGCGCGGACCGTGTCGCACGGGTACGGCACCGCGTAGGTCGGGTAGTCGCGGAACGAGCAGTACTCGCACTCCTCGGTGTTCTCGTTCCGCCGGTGCAGCACGCGGACGCGGGCGATCGCAGCCTTGTCGGGTTCGGTCCCTTCGGTCCCTGCTGGTCCGGGCGCGGGCTCCGTCTTCTGCCCGGTAGCGCAGAGCAGGCAGTGCTCGGGCCCGCGTTTCATCGCGTCCCGCAGCCAGCCCGCCCACTGCAACGCGCCCTGGTTCTCCATGCTGGCGACGACGTGGCGGACTTCGTTGAGGGCCATCTCGGCGTGCCGGCCGCCGTGGATGCGCTCGGTGTGGCCGTTGATATGGCAGTCGCTGGCCTTGGCCCCGTCGCGCATCGCGGCCATGGCGGCCTGGAGCCGCTTCTCGGGGGTGGCGCGGTTCCATTGCCAGATCCATTGTGCGGGCGTGCATTCGAAGGCTGGGTTGGTGACGGGTTCCTCGCCTTCGTGGAGCCGCGCGAGCTCGGCCTCGGCCCGCTCGACGCGGTTGTACAGCTGGTCGAGTGCGTCATCGTTGATCGTGTCAGCGGTGTAGCGGTCGGTCATGCTGCGCTGCTCCTCGGGTCGTCGGGGGTGTCGAGTTGCGCGGCCAGCTCCCAGAAGCGGGCAGTCTCAGCGGGGCTGATCACTGGCCGGACAACCGCGGGTCGGACCGCACGCTCCAGCTCGACGCGCAGCGCCCGGAGTTCGTCGGCGTGAGTGGATTCGCGGAGGCCGGCGCAGATCGGGGCGATGCTGGCGGCGGCCATGGTGATGCTGGTCCACAGGGGGACGTGGCCGAAGGTGCGGACGGTGCACCAGGTGATCCAGAGGGTGACTGCGGTGTAGAGGGTGCAGAGGGCGCGGCCTTGGTTGGTCATCGCTGCTCCCGGGCTGCTTGGCGTGCGGTGTCGCGGATGCCTGCGATGAGTTCCTCGATGCGGTCGAGGGGGATGGGGATGTCGGTCGACTCGTGGCAGTCGAGGGCGTAGAGGGCGATGGCGGGGGTGCCGTCGCGTAGTTGGGTGGCGCGGACTTCGAGTCGGCCGCCGCGGGGGTCGGTGTAGCAGAACGTCATCGCTGCGCCTCCGGGTCGTCGTCGGCCGGGTCCCAAGCCGCGAGCGGGTCGCGGTCGGTGGTGGCCCACACGCGGGTCGGACAGGGATACCGCTGCTCGCACTCGACGCAGAGGCCGCTGACCAGGCCGCCGGGGAACTGCTCCGGAGCGTGCGCGTCGGCGATGCGGGCGAGGCGTGCTTCGGGGCTGTCGAGGAGGACGATGCGGGTGGCGCCGCCGTGTCCGTGGACGCCCTTGACGGAGACGATTCCTTCGGGGTGGGGGGTGGTGGTGGGCCAGCGTCCGAGCCAGTGGACGGCGGCGTGGCCGTCGCTGAAGATGACGCCGTCGGCGACGTGCCCGGTGCCGCTGACTCCGGAGATGTCGGTGTCGCGGTGGAGTTGGAAGTGGCGGGGCGGCGTGGTCATCGGGTCCTCCGTGTGCGGATGGTGTGGGTGAGGGCGCGCCCGCCCCGCCGGATGGCGAGGAGGGCGCAGAACGCGAAGGGCCAGCAGATGACGGTGATGCCGAGGACCCAGCCCCAGTCGACGCGGCTCACGCTGCCTCCCGGTAGCCGTGTGTCTCTGTGGGCTCGCTGTGGCGCCTGGCGCGGGTGCGTGCGTGGATTCGGGCGCGGAGCCTCCCGCGTCGCCACGACGGCCCGCGGAGCGCCCGCCGTGCCGCCTTCCAGCCCTGCGCGACGGCGAGCATGGTCGTGAACAGGGCGACGGTGACAACGAACGCGGCGGCCATGATCCAGGCGACGATGGCCCAGCCGATGGAGACAGCGGTGTCGATGGCCTCAGCGATCATGAGGTGGCTCCGTCGGCCTGGTACTTGGTGAAGCAGCCGTAGCAGCGCCACCACTGCGCCCGGCGCCATGGCCAGCGGCGCATTCGGACGATGGCCCGCTTGACCCCGCAGGCGGGGCAGGGCGGCGGCGTTCGTTCGTCGGCCATGGTCAGGCCTCCTTGCCGGGCTGGGACGCGGCGGCGGGCCACTCGCCGCGTTCCTTCTGCTCCACTCGGGCCTGCCGCAGGCTGATCAGCCACTCGGCCCGCAGATGCCAGCGGCGCAGCTGCGCGCGGGCTCGCCGGAGCTGGACGTCGATCGATTCGACGCTGGCGTGTTCGGTGAACTCGGGGCGCATGCGGTCGATGCGCGCCGGGTCCTCGGCGGGCAGCGTCTCGTCCTGTCGCGTCCCGTCGGCCTTGCGGCGGGGGCTGGCAGCCTGCTCATCCTCGGCGGTGGGGGCGTCGATGCGGAGCGCACGCAGGACAGCGTTGAGGACGGTGCCCGGGTCCGCGCCGGGATCGCCAGCAGCGCCTTCGATGGCGTGCCAGGCCCGGTCGTGCTCGTTCGGTGTGAGGACCCGCCGCGCGGCCTGCGTCTCGGGCTGCTGCGCCTCGTCGGCCCTGTGGCGCAGCCCCATCACGACGTCCCGGACCGCGGTGCAGTACCGCGGGTCGCTGTCGGGATCGAGCGACTGCTGCAGCACGCTCTCGTAGAACGCGGCGGCCTCGCGTAGCGCGGCGGGTCCCGCGGCGCGGTCGGCGGGCTCGGGCAGCACGGCCAACACCGCGTCGGCGTCTGCCTCAGCGTCGGCACGCCACCGGTACTCGCAGTCGGCCCAACGGCAGCCGGGGTTCTGCCGCTCCCAGATGGCGGCGGCGATGCGGTCGCGGAGCGCGGTCTGGTCGGCGGGCGCAGACGGCGCGGCGGCCATGCGGATCGCGGTCCGGCCCTCAACGGCGGTCTCTAGGGCGGCGATCAGCGCGCGCACTCGGTCCGCCTCGGGCGCGGCCAGGAAGGTCAGGGACTCATGGACGGCGCCCCGGGCTTCGGCGACAAGCCGTTCGGCTGCACGGGCGTTGGTGGTCTCGGTCATGGTGCTCCTTGATCGTGCGAGAGGATGTCCGGGCCGGCCGCCCCTGATTGGTGCAGGGGCGGCCGGTCCTGTGGTCAGGTGAAGCAGTAGCCGGAGTCACAAGCGCCGTCGGCCTCGTCGAACATCGGCAGCAGGTCCACGCCGTCCGGGATCGCGTGGCGCAGCGGCTTGTTGAACCGGGTCAGGTAGACGTGGTCCTTGCCCAGCACGTCACGCCGCTCGTTGAGCAACTCTTCGAGCTGGCACGACTTCTCGAACAGCTCCGGCTCGTCACGCCGCTGGTCGTGCCAGGTCTCCGGACGGTGGAACGGGCAGAACCAGCACGACGACTTCGGCGGCACAGGCAGCCCGGCCTCACGGATGACCCGCGCGCAGTCGGTACGCCGCAGCCCCAGATCCAGCAGCGGGTACGTGATGACCTCGTGCGGCTCGGTGCGCCGGTTGTTCGCCCGCTGGATCTCGTCGACCGAGATGCCGATACCGATCGTCGCGGGGGCCGCTGCGGAGGCGCCGCGCCGCTTCAGTTCCTTCCCGATCACCTTGATCTTGAAGTCGGCGGTGCACGAACGCTGGCCGGGCGCACCGTTGGACATGCGGACCGGGATCGGCAGCGAGCGGGAACCCTCGCGGGTGAGGCGGCCGAGCAGTGTTTCGACGCTGCCGTCGCGCTTCACGCGGTCCAGGACGGTCAGCTCTATGTCGTGCTCGGCGGCGAACGGGCGGGCGTACTCCTCGATGTACCGGAGCGTGCCGGGGTTCTCGGAGTCGTCGCCCACGTTCGCCATGAGGAACAGGCGGAAGTCGATACGCCCCTGAGCAGCGAGGACGAGGAGGGCGGTGGACTGGACGCCACCTCCGTAGCTGATGGATCGGATGCCGGGCGGGCGGTCGGTCATGGTGCTGCTCCTGACTCTTTGTTCAGTACGGGCGGTGGTGTTACTGACCGGTTGTTCAGTAGTGGATGGGGTCTGGTGGCGGGCCGGTGGGCTGTGTGTGGGGGGTTGCGTGTGCGCGGTCAGGCGGTGGGTTGTGGCTGGTTGGCGAGCTCCAGGAGGACGGCGGCGTGGCAGTGGTCGGGCTGGCCGGGCTGGGGTGGGGGGCACCAGCACATGAGGTCGCGGCCGGCGAGGTGCTCGCGTGCTGCCTCGGCGAGGTCGGGGCGCCGGTCGAGCCAGCGGCGGTATAGGGCGACGGCTTGTTCCTGGGTGGCGTCTTTCACGAGGTGCCAGGTGACGGTCTTGTCGGGGTGGACGAAGGCGTGCTGTTCGCCGGACGTTTTGCCGAGGCGCCCTTCGTGCTCCCACTCGGTGCCGTCGAGGGCGGGGTAGCGGACTTGGGTGCAGGGGTTGCCCCATCGGGTGCCGCGTCCGACGTAGACGGCTCCGGCGGGGGCTCGCCAGCCTTTGGTGCGGCGGCGTTGGATGCGGCGGGGTTGGGGGTCGAGGGTGGGCTGTCGGGTGGTCATGCGGTGTGCGTCTCTGTGTGGTTGGTGGTGGGGTGTGTCGGCCTGTCGGGGTGGCTGCCGGTGGCGGGGTCGCAGCCGATGTGGGTGTCGTATCCGCGGTTGGCCCAGTCGGTGTTCATGGGGCGGTCGCAGATGGTGCAGGGGGGTCCGGTGGGGGTGTCGTTTTCCCTTGTCTCCCCCGCACCTCCCCCCTCCCTAGAGGAGGGGCGGGGGGAGGGAGGTGCTGCTAGGGCGTCCCCCCGACCTCCCCCCGTGTTTGGGGGGATGTCTGACCTGGGGTTTTGTTCAAACTCCCCCGGCCTCCCCCCAAGATCGTGGGGGAGTTGGTCGTTCAAGATCGCGGGGGAGGTTTGGGGGGAGGTATTTAGGGGCGAATCGGACACCCCTGAGACCGATGTGTCCGGCCTGTCATCCCCCGTCCCGATATAGGCGCCCGGGATGTCATCCCCCGTCCCCATTTGCGCCTCATCGAAAGAGTCCCGGCGCTTCCTCAGCCGGACCGCTTCCTCGATCTTGTCCTTGCGCATCTGAATGCCGTACTCCGCACACCACTTGTGCACCCGCGGACTGCCCCACGTCAGCGGAACCTTCGCCTTGTCGAGAACCGAGACGAGCCACTCGGGCGAGCCCTTGACCAGCTCGGCGGGCCGCATGTCGAGCGACTCCAGGACCACCGACGTGACCGGCCGGCCGTCCGGCTTCGTCTCACCGTCGAGGGTGATCACTTTCAGGCCGAACTGGAGGTCGCCGCCCTCCTCGTCGTCCTTCTGCTTGCCGGTCTTCAGCGTGACCACGATGTTCCGGGCGTTGTCGCCCTTCTTCGACACGTGGAGCTCCGACTGCAAGGCGCCCTTGGCGGAGGAGCTGCCGCGGCCGTGCTCGCCGACGTGCCCGGTGTGGTGGATGACGAGGACGCACGCGCCGGTGGCGGCGCGGAGCTGCTCCATGCGGTCGACAACGAGGCCCAGTTCCTTGGCGGAGTTCTCCTCGACGCCGACGGACACGCGGGCCTGGGTGTCGATGACGACCATCGACGGGGCGAGGCGGCGCATCGCCTCGATGAGGGTGTCCCACTCGGGGCTCATCGCCTGGACGGGGCGCGGCAGGAACAGGACGTCGGTCATCTTGATGCCGTGGTGCTTCTCCCACGCGCGGACCCGCTTGCGGATACCGCGGGCGCCTTCGGCGACGAGGTAGACGACCGTGCCCTGCCGCACGTGGTGGCCGTGCCACTGCATGCCGGTGCCGACGTGGCCGGCGAAGTCGATGACCATGAACGACTTCATGTGGCCGGACGGTCCGACGACGCGGGCGAGGGAGTCGAGGTGAAGCAGGTCCCCGACGAGGGGCTCCAGCGTGGGCATGTTGTCGAGGCTGGACGCGTCGAGGAGCTCGGCCAGCAGGGCGTCGGCGGGGTCGCCGGATCTGCCGAGCGCGCGCTCCTTCTGCCGCTGGAGGTAGTCGTCGATGAACGTGACGGCGGCGCCCGGCTCGGCGTCGGGGGCGGTGGCCTGCTGGACGATGCGCCGTCCCAGGTCGGCCTCAGCGCGGAGGTCGGCCTGCGCCCGGACGATACGGGCGTGGTACTCGGGATCGAGGGCGTAGTCGGCGATGCTGTTGATGTAGGCCAGGCCGCCGGCGCGCCGGAGTTCCTTGCGCTTCTCCAGCTCGATGCGGATGGTCAGCGGGCTGATGGGCTCGCCGGTGTCGTGCAGGTGGCCGATGACATCCCAGATGAGTTCGTGCGCAGGGAGGGCGAAGTCGCTGCGGGCGAGGATGCCGCGGACGGTGGGGATGTCCTTGGGCTTGTGGACGCAGCCGCCGAGGACGTACCGCTCGGCGTCGTACTGCTCGGAGCCGTGCGGGTCCGCCTGTTCGTCGCGCTGCATGGGGCGGACGTTGCTCACGTGCGGCTCCTCTTCAGAAGAGAGTGGTGGGTTCGGCGGGCGGGCATCTGTGGTCGGCGACGTGGTCGCCTCGGGGGCAGTCGGGCGGGTGCCAGGGGTCGAGCCACAGGAGCCGCCGGGTGCCGAACCGGTTGGTGCGCAGGCACCAGATGAGCCGGTTGGGCTCGGCGAGTTCGGCCTGCTGTTGCGGTGTGAGCGGGGTGAGGTCCGCGATGACGTTGAGTGCGGCCCGCTCGCCGACGAGCTGCTTGATGACGGGTGCCCGGCACGCGGGGCAGCGCTGTTCGCTGCGGCGGCTGCCCCGCGGCCGGGCGGCCATCAGGCGACGTTGCTGTCGGACTCGAAGAGCGTTCCGCCGGAGGTGCGCCGGTCGTACATCTCCCGCTGTACGCCGCGGAGTCGGCCGCTGGTGATTTCGTCGGCGGCGACTTCGATGCTGGTGACGCGGACCTTGACGGCTGGCGCCTTGTCTTCGTCGGGGCCGGGCTCGGTGCGCTCGACGTGGGAGAGCTCGACGACGGCCATCCACCGGCCGCGGCGCTGCTTGAACATCTCGGTGGCGTGGGGTTCGAGGGCTTCGGCGACGTCGGTGAGGATCTTGCTGTCGATCTTGACGTCGGCGTCGATGTGAAGGGTCATGCGGCGATGGCTCCTTGCTGGTTGTTGAGTTGGGCGGGTGTGGTCAGTCGTGGTCGTAGAACTCGACCTCGATGCCGGTCCGGCGGACGGTGATGTTGGCGTGGTCGCCGAACGCATCGAGGAGCACGTGCTCGAAGGAGCCGCCCTCGACGGCCTTCCGGAGGTCGTGGCACCGGTCGTAGCGGCCCTTGTCAGGCCCCTCGTACGGGCCCTTCTCCCACTTCCAGCCGTTCGTGGCGCCGACGCCGTCCGCCGGGACCTTGATGTGCGGCTCGTCGCCGAGGGTGCGGTGGCCGCCGTCGAGGTCGAGCTCGTAGTCGTCGTCAACGTCCGTGTCGGCGTCGGTGCGCACCCACGTGCCGTGGACGCTGAAGGTGCAGGGCTCGCCGTCGTTGAAGTACGGGGTGTACTGGCGCCACCCGAACTCGACGATCGTGGGGTCGTCGAGGACGGCCTGAAGGATCGGCTGGAGTTCCTCGATCGGCTTCTGCTCGACGCGGTCGGAGCCGCGGGTGATGTCGCCGTTGATCGGGATGCCGAGGAAGTTGCTGGTCACTGGGTGTCTCCGGTGGGCTGGTTGAGGAGCAGGTGGGAGAGGGGGACGGTCTTGCGCTGGGAGCCGGACATCCACGGGGCGATGGGCATGCCGTCGATGTAGTCCTTGGGGCTGGGGAGCCAGCCGAGGTCTTCGAGGACGTGCTGCTCGGCGATGAGCCGGACCGGGACCTGCACGGTGGAGCGGGCCTTGGGGACGTCGAGGGTGACGCCGAAGATCCGCTGGCAGAGCCACACGCCGGTGGTGTGGTGGTAGAGGGAGCGGTGGCGGGAGTCCCCGATGACCTGCTTGGAGCTGTCGATGAACTCGTGGATGGGCAGGTACAGGTCGGGGCTGCCGCCCCACTTGCGGGCGCTGCTCTGTGCGTGGTGCCAGGAGTTCACGCGGCCTTGGCTCCTTGCTGGTTGGTGGTGTGGTGGATGGCCGGGCAGACGGCCCGGTGGTCTCGGGGTTCATTGGCCACGAAGTCGCGGACCTGCGGCGGGCTGGTGACGGTCGGGGAGGCGTAGCCGCAGCGCACGCACTCGAAGCGGGCGCGGGGCTGGCGGGTGTACTTGATTTGGCCGGCGCGGTCGCCGTCCTTGATCTCGTAGCCCTCGCCGAGGTCGACGAACAGGGCGTCGCGGACTTCCATGCGGCCGGTCACGGGAGCCGCCCGGAGTCGCGGAGCTTCACGTACAAGCGGACCCGTTGCCGGGGGGTGAGGCCCCCGTACACGCCCCATCTCGACAGGGACGATCGGCCGCCCTCGTGACGGATGCAGTCCGTTAGGCAGGCGAGACGTACCGGGCAGCTGTCGCAGATGGCTTTGGCGGCGGCGATGTCGTTCGCGTTGGTGTCGGGGAACATGACGTCGCCGAGGCCGAGGCATGCGGCGCGGGGGCGCCAGTCGACGGGGCGCTTGGCGGCGGGGACGGATTCGGTGTCGTGGCTCACGACGCCACCGCCAGGCGCTCGCGCCGCGCGGCGAGGAGCCGAAGCGCAGCCGTGGCCTGCTGCCAGACGACGCCGTTGCCGAGGGCCTTCAGCTGCGCGCCCCGGGGCAGCCCCGGCACGCTCGTGACGTGGCCGGCGGGCAGGCCTTGCATCCACTCCACGAACGGGGGCGCTAGTCGTCCCAGAGCGTCGGTTGGCCTGGGGGCGACGCGTCCGAGGATGTGTTCCCACCGTCGGATAGCGCCTTCGTACTCGCCCCAGTCGACACCCGGTGTGCCGCCGAGGGCAGCGTCAGGTCCCCGCTGCTGCCCCGCTGGTTCGGGCCGCCCTTCGTCCCGTCGGTTGCCCTGGGCGTCGGGAGCAGAGTCGGCGCCAACGAGTCCAGCGACGGACGAACCGCTGCACCCGCCGACGGCGACTGATTGTTGCCGTACGGCGTCGCCGTCGGTGTCGGCAATAGCCGGGCCGCATCCTTCAACGTCATCCCGTAGCCGACGCCGTACGGTGTGCCGTCCGCCCGGAAGTTCGCCGCGTCCGAGACGGTCGGCGTCGGCAGCAGGTGCGCCACCTCCGCAGCCAGGCACTTGCCGTGCGTCCCCGCCTCCTGCGACGGCGTCCGCTTCGTCGGAGTCGGCAACAGCGAGATCGTGTGGCGCAGATTCATCCCGCCGTCCGCCGCGTGCCCGATCCCGTTCGCCTCCGACACCGTCGGCGTCGGCAGGAGTTGCACGATGTTCGGGAGCTGATCCGAGAAGCCCCGCCCGCGGGCGTCCCGCGCCCTGGGCGTTGGCAGGCCAGGCGAGGAGGAAAACCCGCTCACGCTGGTGGGGGGCACCAACGTCGGACGCTCGGAACACACCCCATTCCGCATCGAACCTGAGGCGGGCCAGGTCTGCGAGTACGGCACCGAGTGCCCGCAGAAGAGGTTCAGATCCGGCGTCTCCCACACACCACGTGCAGGGTTCCACGTCACCGTCGGCCGGCGCGGAGAGGAGGCCGCGGACATTCTCGATCACCACCAGTTGGGGTCGGAGTTCTTCGATGGCCCGGGCCACGTGCAGCCACAGGCCGGAGCGGGTGCCTTCGGCGAGGCCCGCGCGGAGGCCGGCCAAGCTGACGTCCTGGCACGGGAATCCGGCGGTGAGGATGTCGACGGGTTCGACCTGGTGGAAGTCGATGGCGGTGAGGTCGCCGTGGTTGGGGATCTCGGGCCAGTGGTGGGCGAGGATCTGCGCGGCGTACTGGTTCTTGTCCTCGCGGCCTTCCTTGTCCGGGGGCTCGTACTGGGAGTGCCAGGCGACGGTGCCGCCGAACACGGCCTGGACGGCCATGTCGAGTCCGCCGTAGCCGGTACAGAGGGAGCCGATACGGATGCTCATCGCGCCACCGCCGGGACGTTCTCCGGCCACGCCACAGCAGCCAGCGCGCGACGATGCGAGTCTGGGACCACGGCCAGCGGATAGCCCAGCCAGTGCAGCCCGACCGCCGCGAGGATCACGCTGTCGGCCTGGTCGTAGCTCCCGCGGCCCTCGCACGGCACGCCGTACCGCTGGACGACGACATCGCGGACCATGCCCTTCGCGACGGTCTTCCGCTTGTTCGCCGGGTAGTCCTTGGCCGGGTTGGCGACACCGGTGGCGTAGATGATGCGGTGCTGCGGGTAGCAGACCGCGAGGGGGATGCGGCGGCGCCACAGGTCGTGCTTGACGAGGCCGCGGAGGTAGGTCATCTCTTCGACGCCGGGCCGGTAGCCGAGCGACATGGCCGGGCCTTCCATGACGACGAGGCTGGTCTCGTCGGGGATGCGCTCGTGGACGCTGCGGCGGTGGAATTCGAGGCGGGCGTGGCCGTCGAGGTTCTTGGGGATGAGGGCTTCGGCGGTGAGGCCGTTGCTGATGCCGGTGGAGGTGAGGGAGAGGTCGAGGCCGTAGACGGTGGGCCACGGGCCGGCCGCCGCGGGGGCGGCCGGGGTGGTGGTGTCGAAGAGGGTGGTCACTTGGGTCCCTCCGTAGAGAAGTGGCCGCAGGAGCGGCAGATCAGTTCGTTCGTCACCCGGGTCCGCGCATGGACCGTGTCCCGGCCCTCGGCCCGGCAGCGCACCGTCACCTGCACCAGGGCTTCCACCGGCCGGAACAGCGGGGCCCGGTGCCGGCCGTTCGGGGCGACGATCTGCCGCAGGACACGCAACGTTCTGGTCACGACGTCTCCTTCGGGGTATGCGGCTTGTCCATTCGCCGGGCCTGCCAGTGCTGGCCCGCCTCGACGGCCGGATCGTTGAGGCCGAGGGCGTGGTCGAGGCGGGTCTGCAACCCGTCGGCCCGCTTCTTCTCCGCGTGGTAGGCGGCGAGGTAGCGGGCAGCCGCCTTCAGGGCGCGGTCGAGGCGTTCCTCCATGCGGGCCGCGTAGCCGTCGATGTGGCTGTACTCGGACTCGATGTGGTCGAGGCGGTTGCTGATGCGGCCGAGGGCGGTGCCACGCTGCTGCACCAGCTGCCCGCGTGCGGCGAGCTGCTCGCGCAGTCCATCGACCTCGTTGCAGAGTTCGACGATCTTGCAGACGTGCTCCGCGGCCTCCGTGCGGGCCTCGTCGCGCTGGTCGATGACTTGCTCGTAGCGGGCGCGGTTGACGCCGTTCTGGCGCCAGATGAGGGGCCATCTCATGCGGCACCCCCGGCCGGGCGCAGCGGCCACGAGTCGTCGATGACCGCGTCGGTCTCGCCCTTGCCTCGGAGGTGCGCCTGGAAGTCCGCGGCCCACGCGGCGTGCCATTCGGCCTGCGTCTTGTGCAGCTCCGGGAGGCTCATCTCCGCGAGTCGCGGGAAGACGTTCCCCAGCCGCCACGCAACCCGGCACGTGGCGATCGCGTCCGCGTCCGCGGAGTGCGCCCCGTCGAGCTTCACGCCGTAGTGGCGGCACAGATCGGTCAACGTCCGCTTGCCGCGGCGGTACTTGTCGAGGCGCTTGTCGATCACCCTGGGGTCCACGACGCGTAGCTCGTCACCGACCACGTCCGAGAGCGGCTGCACTCCGTACCTGCGGGCCTCGCGGTCCAGGATCGTCAGGTCGAACGGGGCGTTCATGATGACCAGCGGCGTCCCCGCGAGGACGACCTGCGTCAGCCCGGCCACCAGCTCGGCGATCCCCTCGGCGGCGTCCTGCCCCTCGGCTTTGGCCTTCTCGTTGGTGATCCCGTGGACGGCGCTGGCCTGCTCGGGGATGTCGACGCCTGGGTTGATCAGCCAGTTCGCCGTGAGGGGCGGGGTCTTGCCGCCGACCTCGACGATGCAGGCGGTGACGATGCGGTCCTGCTCGACGTCGACGCCCGTGGTCTCGGTGTCGAAGCCGGCCAGTCGGCCGAGGTGCCAGGTCACTGGGTGCCCCCCGCGGCGCGCTCCTTGCCGATGCGGACGACCATGGCGCCGATCTGCTCCTCGTCGCCCACCTCGTTCGTGACCAGCGCCCCCAACTGGCGTGTGCTGCCGAGCTCGTGGTGGATCTGCCGCAGCCGCCCGGCGCTCGTCTGCGGGTTGCAGATCTCGTCGAGGTAGGTGGCCGCCGGGCGAATCGGGTTCTCGCCCCGCTCGACGTGCACGCTGTCCGGGTCCTTGTCGTGCGTCGGCGTCAGCCCGCCCGTCAGGAGCAGCACCCGCAGCGCCACGGACTGCGCCTTCGCGGTGCCCTTGTCCGCCGAGTCGAGCGCCTCACCGCGGCTCTTCAGGAGCATCGGCAGGGTGTCGCCCTTCGGGCCCATGACCAGCCACGAGACGGTCGCGGTGCACTCGCGCATCTTGTTGCCCTTGGACGTGGTGGTGTCCCGGTGCTCCGCGTCGATGTCGACGGGGAAGATGTTGATGCCGTGCTTCAACGTGACGGGGCCGAAGGTGTTGACCACCGTGTCGACGCCGCGGAAGTTGAAGCGCGTGCCGCCGCCGTTGTACTGCTCCGACTTGGAGATGGCGCGGACTTCCTTGCGGACGCGGAGCCACGCGATGTGGACGGGGACCATCTCGGGGTCGTCGTCGCCCGGCTCGTACCCGGCCATCGGGTCCGACGCGGGGAACTGGTCGACGAACCCGTCCGGGAGCTGCAAGTCGTCCTGCTGCTCGTCGGTCAGGATGCGGCCGGCCGCCGCGGCTGCGTTCTCTCGCAGGCCCATCAGGAGTCCCCCTTGAACTGCTTGGCGATGTCGATGCGTTCGGTCGGGTTCGGGGCGACGCACGCGGCGTACGCGTCGGGCCAGCGCTCGGCGAGCTGCTCGAAGTCGACGCGCGGTGCGGCGTTGCTGGGCTCCAGGGAGTAGGCGCGCTCGCCGCCGATCAGCGCGGACTGCGCCGAGCCGAGGGCGGCGATCATGCGGGCCTTCGCCGCGGCCTTCGCTTTCTTCGCGGCGGATTCGGCGCGCTGGTGGGTGCCGTAGTCGAGGAGCGCGTCGAGGGCGTCGTCATGCCGGTCGACATCCACCGCACCGGAGCGGGTCGGGTGCAGGCGGCGGAACAGCCGGGTCAGAGCGTCGCCGTCACCAGTCGGGGCGGGCGGCACCTGGACCTGCACGTGCTCGTTCCAGAAGTAGTCGACCGCGGTGGTGATGTCGGCCATCACGTCCGTGTACTGGTCGGCGCGGATGGTGCCCTGGTGGTAGTCGTTGCCGCCGATCAACACCGCGTAGTGCATGTGCTCGTAGCCGTTGACGATGATCTGCCACAGCACCTGGGCGGTGACATCGTCGGGGGCGCCGGCATGCCACTGTGCGGACTTGAACGCGGAACGGGTTTTGATCTCCAGTGCGCACGGGGCCTGCTCGTCGGAGTCGAGCGGGCATTCGGTGACGCGCCGGTCGAGGGTGGTCATCCAGTGCGGGTGGTCCTGGTGGGCGACGAGCCCGACGCGGCGGATCACCGATCGGTTCTGCATGGCCCAGCGTTCGGCGACGTTGGCCTCGTTGACGGTGCCCCAGTAGGCGGCCTCGCCTGCGTCGTCGACGTCGTGGCCGGTCTTGTCGTAGTAGACCTTCAGCGGTGGGGTGTAGTCGACGAGGCCGAGGATCGCGGGGACGTCGGATGAGCCGATGCCGGAGCGGCGGGCGGTGAGCCAGTCGGCGCGGTCGGCGTCGGCGGGGAGGATGAGTCGGCCGGTCGGCGTTACCCGGCGGCCGGCGGCCGGACTGGTGGGCCCGGCCGGAGCAGCAGTCGTCATCAGCCCGCCACCTCCGTCATGACGTGGCGCTCCCACTTGCTGCCGAACACGTCGCCGCGGAACTTGTCGGGCGCGACCATGCCGAGGGCTTTGCCGCACTGGCAGTTGCCGTAGAACTCGCAGTCGCCGTACTCGACGATCAGGGCGTGGCCGCCGGAGAGGGTGGTGGGGAACTCGGGGTCGCCCAGCCCGGTGGGGGTTTGGGGTTCCTTGTCGGCGGCCTCCAGCAGGCTGACGGCCTCGCGGTGCTTGTATCCGGCGCGCTGGAGGGCGTCGAGGATGTCGGTGCGGGCGCTCACGGGCGGCCGTCCTTCCGGGTGGTGGTGGGTGCGAGTGCGATGCCGATGAGGCAGACCCCGGCCGCGGCGAGGGTGCCGGCGGCGGATGCGGCGGTCCCGGTGAAGGGGATCGCGGCGACGGTGCTGGCGGAGGCGGCGGTGGTGGTGACGGCCGTCCAGTGGGCGAAGAGGCGGAGGCTCATTCGTCGGCCTCGCCGTCGTACGCGGAGGCGACTTCTAGCGCGGTGACCTCGTAGCCGGTCGTACACTCCTCGCCGCCGACCCACGCGGTCAGCTCGGCGACGCCGTCTTCGTCGTCCTCGATCCAGTCGAAGGTGGGGTTCTCGAACTTGGCCCACGAGCGGCGCTCCTCGGCCTCGCAGTGCTCGCGTGCGGCGGCGGCCGTGGTGTACAGGCCCATCACGATCGAGTCGTGCGACGCGCGGTAGACCGTGAGTTCGGGAGTGGCCGTCGCCCCCTCAGGGGTGGCCTTCTTCCGGGTCTCCTCGTGGTCAGTCAGGAGCCACTGCACTTGCGCCATGTCCTCCTTGCGGAGGGCCGCGACACGGAGGCCGAGGACCAGCGCCCGCAGCCGCTGGAGCTCCCCGGGGTACGCCTCGTCGTCCGGGGTCTGGTACTCGGCGATCTCTTCCAACTGGGTGATCGCGGAGTTCCATCCGTCGCCGTACCAGACGGGCCCGGTGAGGGCGGTGCAGGTGACGGGGATGGCACGGAGACGGCCAATGGCCTTGGCGAGCACCTCGGTGCGGTGGGCGTCGACCAGCTGCTCCGCGTGGGCGACGTCGTGCAGGGTGGCGATTCCGCCCATGCTGTCCTCGGACAGGGCGGCGATGATCTGACGGCGGGCGCTCACGCGGCACCCCCGGCCCGGCGTCGCGCGGCACGCGCCCGGTAGTACTCCCGGTAGTAGATCCGCCATGCCAGAAGGGCTGGAACGCAGGCAGGCAGGTTCCCCGTGCGCTGATGCCAGGCATAGCCGTTCTGGTCACCCGAGCAGCCGTGAGAGCAGACGCGGGACTCCTCGACGGGTGCGGCCTCCCGCATGGGGACCGCCCGCAGTTCAGCGAGGGCGCGTTCGATGGCGGTACTCATGCGGTCCACCGCCTGTCGGACTTCTCCTGAAGCGCGTCCTTCGCGAGGTGTACGCGCGTCTTCCGCGTCGACGGGTGCTTGATCTCGCTCGCGCCCTTTGACCCGAACCGGAACAGGACCCGGGCCACCTCGCCGAGCTCGGCCAGCAGCCGACGCACATCCGACATCCGGACCTCGACCTGCGCCGTGTCCATCCCGGAGACGTCCTCGACCTGCTCGATCGCGGCGTCGAGTTCGCCCTCCCGGGCCACCCCGGTCACGACCTCGGCCAGCTCGTCGAGCGCGGCGATCACCGAGTCTCGGGTGTCTTCGTCGCCCCATCCGGCGACGAGCTGCACAAGGTCGTCGGTGCGGATCTGGTCGACGCGGAGGACACCGTGGAGGTGGGTGGCGCCGAGGCTGAACGACAGGCCGGGCTTTGAGGAGTGGTTCATCGGGCGACCTCCGCCTTCAGTTCGTCGGTGATGTCGGTCCAGGCGCCACCGCGCCAGTCGTCGTACGTCCGGGGGTTCGGCGTCCAGTTCCACTCGCCGTCGGAGGTGCCGCGCCTGCCGTGCTGGCCGATCGCGCGGGGCTCCTCGGTCTCCGGGTCGGTGGTGACGGACTCGCAGATGAAGCGGAAGCGCTCGCGGCCGCCGGGCCAGCCGACGCGGGCCGCGTAGGTGTGTCCGGGCTCGAAGAAGCTGGTCATCGGAGCGCCCCCTTCGGGCTGGTGGTGAGCAGGACAATCAGCGCGGCCGTGTTCAGGCAGGCCTCACGGACCGTGGCCTTCGCGTTGACCAGCTCGACGAGCAGCCGGTCCGCCGTGCGGGACTCCAGCAGCGGCCGGCAGTCCGGCCACGCGAAGTGGTCCGCGTCGACGAGCAGGAAGTACGGGCTCGCGGTGGCCGAGGCCATGGAGAGGCCGAGGGAGAGGAACGCGGCCCATTCGGCCGGGGTGGTGGTGTGCATCAGGCACCTGCCTTGCGGGCCGCGCGGCGGTCCAGCATCCGCGCCTTGATCTGCTCCTGCGTCGGGTGCTCCCACTGGTGCCAGCCGACCGGCGGCTTCCACCGCTGTGCGTGCGGGCGCTGCGGGAGACCGCAGTGCTTGCAACCCGAGGGCGTGGTCAGGGACTCGGTCATCAGGCGCCGCCCGTCTCGGGCAGGTCCCGGCCGAGCCGCCAGTCGTGGTGCAGCGGGCTGTCGTGCGGGTCCTCCCGCAATGCCTGCAACGGGGCGATCTGCCGCGTGATCGCATCCGGGGACCCGGTCAGCGCCGCCCTGAGCTCCCGCATCTCCGCCGAGTCCGAACCCACCGCAGGAACGACCGCGTCGTACGGGCCCGGAGCATCCGCCTGCGGGCAGTCCACGTCATGCGGCTCGCCACGGCCCGTGTCCGGGCACGTGCACCCGTCCTCGTCGGCCAGGTCGTCCGGGTCCTCGCCCGTGAAATCCGGGGGGCACGTGCACGGGGCTCCGGCCTGCACGACGGCGGCACAGTCGGGGTGGTGCTTGCGGATACGCGGCGGCTCGGACTCGGCGCGGTCCGCGCGGAGGGCCTGCACCGCGTCGTCGAGCGCCTCGTTCGTCGAGTGCCGCTCCGCCAGCAACTCGGCGACCTTGGCCCGCAGCTGGGACCGCCCGCGCTTCGCCGAAGCGAGCGCCAGCCGCAGCCGCGCGTTGTCCTGCTCCTCTTCCCAGCGAGCCAGACACGCCCCCATCACGTCGTCGCGCGCCTGGTCCAACTCCGACCGCGGCACGGGCCCGACCGGCATCGGAAGCGCGAACGCCGACCCGACGATCCCCAACTCCGCGAGGTCCGCCAGCGACACCAGCACCTCATCCGGGACCTCAGCCACCGAACCCGCCAGCGCATACAAGCCACGCCCGTCACGCGACACCGCACGCCGCGTCCAACACGAGCCATCCGCCGTGTTCACCACCAGCGGGTGATGCGACACCGGGGCGCTCACAGGGCCACCGCCGAACGAACCGTCAGCGGACCGAAACCCGCCTCAACCAGCCTGAGCGTCCAGGCGAACGAGTCGCCCTCACCCGCGTCCTCCGGGTTCTGCGGCTGCGGGCAGGCCAACAGCAGCTCACCCGACGCGGTGTGCCCGTTCGGCACCCACACGTCCCCGTCCTTGTCGACGAACGCCTGCTCCAGCGGCGCCTCGTGCAGGGGGAGGACTCTGATCTGACCCGAGTCGAGGGTCTGCGAAACTGTGGTCACGGTGACCTCTGCTTTCTGGTTGGTGGGGTTACCGAGGGGCTTCCTGGACCTGGCCGTCCGGGCGGCCCCGACTTTCTTTGGGGGAGCAGTCAGCCCGCGGAAGCGAGCTGCGCGACGTTGCGATCCGCGTCCGGCGCCGCATTCGCGGCATGCCACGCGGCGCACTTGGCGAGGTCGAACCGACGACCACGGCCGGCGAACGGCTCGACGGGCATCCCCTGCTTGATCCACTGGAGGACCTGCCAGTCGGAGACGTCGTAGTACGTCTCCAGCTGCTGCTGGTCGAGGAGGGGGATGAGGCCGGCCGGGAGGGGGACGCGGCGGTCAGTCTTCTTCGGCATCGGACCTTGACCTTTCGATTGTCGAAGTCGAATGTGGGGGCATGGAAAAGAGGTCCTGGAGGGGGGCGTTCGTCCTCCGGTGGAGTGCTTCGGCGACGAACCAGGCGGTGCTCAGCTGGCAGGTGTTGCGAGCGGTCTTGCCGCGTCCGGCGATGCGTCCGACGGTGGCGGGGCTGATGCCCCGCCCGGCGGGGTCGACCTCCTTTGTCGCCTCGGCGAGTTCGGGACCGGTGAGTCCGGCTCGCTCCATGGCGGCTCTGAGTGGCTGGCCTTCGCCCTTGCGGCTGAGTTTCGGCATGTGTACCCCGTGCCAGGTGGTGTCTGGGATCTCCCCGTCGCTGGGGTGATGTGACATTTCTACAGTCGAGGTCGAACGGTGTCAACGAGTCTCGCCGAGATTCGCCGAGTGGCTTCGTGGGGGTGCGTCAGTCGAAAGCTTGTTCTAGGCTGCTGTCATATGACTCGGTAACACAGCGCGTGACGGGGAGGTCGCGCACTGAATAGCTTTGCGCCACGCTTCTACTTTCGCTTGCAAAAAGTAGAACCGGTGCGGGAATCTTGCCCTGTGGACAACGCCGAACCCCGCCCCGCCGAGGACTTTCCCCAGCTCCTCAAGCGGCTCAAGGAGGAGTACAACGTCACCGAGAAGCAGATCGGTGACGCAATCGACGTGCACGTGTCCACCGTGAACTTCTGGGTGAACCGCAAGCGGAAGCCTCGGCCGGCCGCACTGCGCGCCCTCGCGAAGGCCTACCCGAAGTTCACCGAGGCGGAGCTCTTCGCGGCGACCGACCGCGCGACCCCGGGCGACCTCGGCCCCGACGCCGAAGAGCGGATCCTCAACCTCATCCGCGGCCTCACGGCCGAGCAGCAGCACGCGCAGGAGGCGCAGCTACGCGCGCTGAACGAGTGGAACGAGGCCAACGAGGGCCGCTCCACGAAGCCGTAGCGATTGCCGTACAACCCTTCGCGTGGTTCGTGAGTCCCTGCATAAATGCATTGCTCACTCGCGGTGATGTTTTCACAACAACACGTTCACCAATGGTCGAAAATTCCACCACTTGGGGGTACGGTCGTGCGCACGGCCGATGCCCTCCCCCTTCGGCAACAGGTTCCCATCTGCCTGCGATCCAGGGGTAGCACATGTGCGTGCACGTCAGATTCACCGCTCGGCCCGAGTTCAGCGTCTTCGATTCTGACGCCCGGACCATCACCCTCCCCCGCATCCTCAACCACGAACACTGCGTCACCGTCGTGCGCGCCATCATGGCCGAACTCGCCGTGCCGCAGCCCGAGTTGGGTGCAGTCTGCTGGTGCGGGGAGCCCATCAACTTGCTCCCTCGCGTACCCGAGCAGCGAAGGAGCGAGCAGGTGATCAACCATGGAGCGTAGCCACCACGCCCCACAGGCGAAGGCGAGGCGTCATGCCTCGTAGGGCACAGAACAACCCGAGGCAGGTCCGCAGCAAGGCATGCGGCTGCCCCCTCTGCTTGACCGAATTCCCCCCGGCCGAGTACGGCGACCGCCGGCCCCGCAGGGACTGTGTCGGGTCCTGGCAGGCCCGGTACCGGGACCCGGCCGGGAAGCAGAAGGCGAAGAACTACCCGATCGACAAGGGCGGGAAGAAGGCCGCGGAAGCGTTCCTCGACAAGGCCCGCACCGAGGTCCGTGAGCGGACATACCGCGACCCTGAGCGCGGCAAGGTCAAGCTCGCCAAGTGGTGGGCTGATTTCTGGGAGGTCGAGCAGGCGAAGGTCACCACCACCACCAGGAACCGCAAGCTCGGTCTGTGGCGTACACATATCGAACCCACGTGGGGCGAGTGGCGGCTGATCGACCTGGAGTACATGGCTCTCCAGAAGTGGCTCACCCACGAGGTGAAGGGCTGGGAGACACAGAAGAAGGTCAAGGAGCTGCTCGTTGCGCTCCTCAACGCGGCCATCAAGGACGGGGAACGCATCACCACCAACCCGGCCACGCACCTGTCGATGACGGCGACGAAGCCGGTGAAGCACCCGGACGATCTGAAGCCTCCGACGGCCGCGCAGTACGACCTCATCCATGCCGCGCTGCCCGAGTACTACCAGCGGATCTTCCGCGATTTTGCCTATGAGACAGCAATGCGCCCGGGCGAGGTCGCGGGAGCGCGCCTCAACTGCCTCAACGAGGAAGAGCGTCTGCTGTACGTCAAGGAGATCCTCGTCAGCGACAACGGGCGCTTGCGCCGGCAGGCGACGCCCAAAACGGAGGCGGGGTTCCGCGCGGTGCCACTCACGCCCACGGCGTGGGAGGCGGTGCAGTGGATGCTCGCGAAGTGGCAGCCGAAGGCGACCCGTTCGAAGGTCGGGGACGGCTTCGATCTGCATACGGAGGAACTGATCTTCCGGGGGCCGCGGGGCGCCGCGCTGAACGTCAACAACATTCGCAGGCCGTGGCGTCGAGCCTGCATCCAGGCCGGTGTGGCGCGGATGGTGGAGAACCCGGAGACGGGGCGGCCGGAGTGGTGGCCGCGTCCGTACGAGTACCGGCATGACGTGACGAGCCGTCTGCACTTGAAGGGTGTGTCGGAGCGGGACACGCAGGCGTTCCTCGGGCAGAAGCGGGGCGGGAAGGTCACGTGGATTTACACGCATGAGAGCGAGGGTGCGCGGGAGAACGTGCGGGCTGCGCTGTCGGGGGAGGCGGGTAGTGGACTCCGGGCGGTTGAGTGAGGTTTCCGGGCTGGAGTCCACAAGGAGTCCACAACGCCCCCTCGGAGCCGCTCGGCGAGACTCGGTGAATCCGTGATTAGGGGGCCCGAGTTAGAGAGAATGGGACTCGGCGAGTCTCGGCGAGTCTCGGCGGGTCTGACCTGCGGGAACGAAGCCCTTACAAGGCGGATGTCGGCGGTTCGAAACCGTCCGCGCCCACCAGGATAAGTAGCAGGTCAGCGACCTGAACCGGCCCTCCGGAGTGATCTTCGGGGGGCTGGTTGCGTGATGAGAATCCACATCGAGTCCACAACCCCACAGATCTATTGCGGTCGGATCACCCATATGGGGGTCTCTCAAACGTTCAACTAGCACGTAGAGTGGGGCGCACGAGAGGGGCAGGCCGTCTCCCCCACGCGCGCCTGAGACGCGCCTCTCGTGATCCTGTGGTTGCCCGGCGGGGAGGCCAGCACCACGGGCAGAAGGCCCCCACCGGGATTGTCGGTGGGGGCCTTCTGGCGTACAACGTAAACCGCCCCGCGGGCAGATGCCTGCGGGGCGGGACGCTTTGACTGAGTCTTAGCGTCTAACGGCCGGATGGAGCGGAGACGCGTACGCCTATCCGACCGCTCTGTTGCCACGTTCGTGCGCTGTGCACGGGATCGTGGCTGTTTACGGGTTCCCCCACGGCAAGATCATTAAATTTGCCTGGCTGGGCAAAGACAAGAGGCCATGATCGTTACAGCGTGGGGCGGGTGCCACTTGACCCCATGCCCGACTGGGTACACGCCCGCCGCCGGGAGATCGGGGCACGCATCCGGGACGCCCGCTTGAACGCGAACCTCACCCAGGTTCAGCTCGGCGAACTCATCGGACGGGACCATCGGACGATCCACCGGTGGGAGTACGCGTTCCGCATCCCCGACCTGGAAGACCTGCTTCTCATCGCCGACGCCTTAGACGTCCCGCTCGCTGAACTCGTGAGGTGACCCGCCGCAGCCCCAGAAGAACAACTGCGACGGGTCACGATGGCCACCCCGCCAGGCGGCCGCCCTCATCCCACGACCGGGTCTGCGACGGTCCCGGCCGGGCTTGCCCCCTCCGATGGGAACAAGGGGTGCTTCTGTACGTCAGCGACTCGGATAGTCCGGATCGTCTTCGGCCCGCGGAAGAACGGTGTCCCCCTGCGACCAGTGGTTGACCCAGCCGCAGAGCCCGCAGGCGTAGCGCCCGTTCAGGCCGTGCACCTGCGCACCGCACTCACGGCATTCCGTCGCCGTGATCTCGGAGCCGCCCTGCGCTGCGGCCGTGTCAGTGCGCGGCACGGCTTCCGGTGGCCATTCCTGCTTCATGCGGCGAGACTACCCGCGGGGCGGGCGCGCACCCGCTTTGCCATCCGCAGTTGCCGCACGACCAGCCTCCGCCCGGCCCCTGCGAGGTTGCCGCGCCACAGTTCGGACAGTTCATATCTGCCTCCTAACCCCGGGGCGATCCCGGTTTCCCAACCGCAATGGTTGGAGCAGATCCACCGGCCACGGTTGTCCTGGTAGGCCCAAGCCCCACAGTTCGGACAGTTCATTGGTCAGTCCTCCGTCATCGCTTTCGTGGACAGTGGGGAGCGCAGGCGAACACCTCGACATCAAGGACGTGGACGCCCAACGACCCGCGGGCTATGCCCGCACTCTTCGCGCCTTTCCACAGCGGGATGCCGCACCAGACGCAGGCGCGGCCGTCGTACACCGCGCGTGTGAGGGACCGCGCGGACGGCAGGGTGCGGCGGGTCACGGGCATTCGGCTGTCGTGTGTGGGTGGCTGCGGATCTCGACGTTGCAGTCCGTCAGCCGCGAGTAGTCGCCGAGTGCCTGTGCCTCGATGCGCTGCCGGGCGAGGGCCTCGCACACGTCGCAGTCCGGCTCCGGTTCCGGCGCTTCCAGCGGCAGCGGGAGGTCGATCGGGGGTTCCAGAGCGGTCATGCTCACGCCTCCACAGTCACGGTGATCTGCCTCACACACGGGACCGTAAGGCGCAGCAAAAGGCCGAGGGGGTACACCTCCTACCACCTCGGCCACGGGTACAGTTCCTACCCCCTACGTGATCACACGGGCACACCGAGTTCCCGCGCGAGCCCCAAGGCGTCATCCCGGACCATCCGCGGCCCCGACTTCACCAGCTCCGGCAGCACCGACCTGGTGTGCAGGTTGTACTGGATCGTCTCTGGGGACTCCCGGAACGCCTTCCCCAGCAGCGACACCGCAGCCGTGCCCTCCCCGAGCATCCCGTGCGCCCGGGCCGACTCGATCAGGTGGTAAGAGCGGCGGGTCGCCGACGGGATCTGCTCCAGACTGAGGGTCTCCGCCACCTCCAGCGCTTTCGCCGGCTGCACCAAGTCGTTGTGCATGGTGATCCGGTATCCGTCGACGATGCCCCGCCCGAAGATCAGCCACGGGTGTGCATAGTCGTCCCCCAGCTGCCGTGCGGCGGCATCGGCCTTATCCCAGTACCGCCACGCATCCCCCTGCTGGCCCGTCTTGGCGTACGACAGGGCCACTGCCAGGTACAGCAGGCCGCGGCGGGCGATGTGCTCCGGATCGGTGCTGGACGGCAGCAGCGCCGCAGCCTGCTCCGCGAGGTCGACGCGCGCCTCCGCGGCCTCGCCTGCGTCGCGGTGGACGTGGTTCATGTACCAGGCGGCGCCCGCGATGGCGCGTGGGCTGTCCGCGTCCTGCGCAGCTGTCATGGCGCGGTCCCCGGTGAGGACGACGAGGTCCGGCGCGGGCTGGAACGACAGGAACAGTTGCGCGAGGTGGTAGGTCTCGGCGAGGGCGACGAGAGCATGCCTACGGTCTGCGCCTTCCAAGACTCTGGCGGAGTGCTGCGCGTCGGCGAGGAGCGGGGGGAGGAGCCGGACGATGCGGGTGCGGTGCCCGTCGACCGTGCGGCCGTGGCTGGTCTGGGGGTCGCGGTCGTGCCAGAGCTGCCAGGCGCGCCGTACCCGGGCGGCGAGGACGTCGGCGGGTTCGGGTTCGCGGTCCTCGGGGGCGAGTTGGTAGGTGGTGAGGGCGCGCTTGAGGATGGGGAGGTCGCCGTGCTCGGCCTTCGTGTAGGTGGCCGTGGCGAGGCGTTCGTCACCGGTGAGTTCGGCGAGGTCTTCGATGCCGAGGACGTGCGCGAGGCGCAGCAGCTTGGGGAGGCGGGGCATTCCGATGGAGCCTTTTTCGATGGCCTTGACCCACTCGGCGGACTGGTCCATGAGGCCTGCGACGACGGCGCGGGTCTTCCCGGTGCGTTCGCGGGCGTGTTGGACGCGCTGGCCAAAGGTAGGGGGTGCGGTGTCGGTGTGCTCGGGCATACTGGACTCCGTTCTGACCTAGACACTCAGAACGCTACTCCCCCTCCGCGTGGGGGATATGGCGGTTGCGCCCCCTGTGCGGCCTGCGGGCCTGTTCAGGGGGCGTGCCTGTGTCGGTGGGGGCCCGTAGGCTTGTCGCATGTCCCCCTCCCCTCTGCCTAGCGGCGCTGTGCGGCCTGCTGCGGTCGTGAATGAGGACATTCGCGCCTTGTGGTCGCGTGCGGGGGCGCAGCTCACGGCGGAGGAACGCGAGGCGTACGAGCGGCTGTTGGTGGAGTGGGCGGCCGCGGTCCGGGCCGAGGTTGTTGAAGCGGCGTAGCTACTCGGTGTTCTTCGCCGGGTCGATCAGGTCGGCAGAAGCGTCGGCCGCCGCATGGCACTCCGAGCAGCAGCCGTGAATGTACTGCTCACGCCGGATCTTCTCCGCCAGCTCGTGGGCGAAAGCGTCGACCAACTGCCTGGCTTCGCTTGACGAGTGGCCGTACATGGCCGCTGTGAGCAAATCTTCGTACGCATCGCCGCCCTCGATCACGGCTCCTCCGTGCTACCAGTCGGGTGTGCCGGGTCCAGGCTCGGCAACAGACCTGGGAAGGGGCGGCCGACGGGCCGGACGTGCTCCCTCGGTTCCAACGGAGGCTGAGCCTCGGTCGTGAGAATGAAGTGCTCCATGTCGAGGTACAGCATCTCGACCGTGGTGGGTGCAGCGTCTTCGTTCATGCTTTCAGGATGGCAGACGCCTCACACGTACTTGCGGCGCGGATCCAACCCCAACGACAACAGCCCCGACGACGGCGACGGGCTCGGCTGCGGCGCCCCATCCCGACGGCACACCAGCGCATCCGGGTCATACGACGGGGCCTGCAACGAATACCCGTCCGGGCAGGTCTGCCCATCCCGCCCATCCTGCCCGTCCGCCCCGTCCCGCCCCGCAGGACCGGCCGGACCCTGCGCGCCCTGAGCCCCCGTAGGACCGACAGGACCAGCCGGACCGCTCGGACCGACCACTCCAGGACTGCCAGCGGAACCCGGTACACCTGCCGCCCCCGTCGCACCAGGGGAACCCGGAGAACCAGACGGGCCGGGACTTCCCGCCGGACCCGTCGGGCCTGGTATCGGCACCGGGACCGTCGTACGGGCAGGCAGATCCGCCACGGCCTTGCTCGGGTCCGGGGCCACCGGCGTCTTCCCCAGACCCCTCACCTGCGCCCTCAGAGCACGGACGTCCCCGGCGACCGTCGATAGCGCATCACCGCGCTTGTTGGCCTCCGCCGCAGCCGCCGTGTACCGCCGGTCCGAGGCCGCGCGGTCGGCGTCTACGCGGTGCCATGTCGCCCACGCAATACCGAACAGAGCGACGATCGCGCACACCACCGCGATGCCGCGCCAATGGTGGACGATCGTGCGCTCGGTCCGGGTCATGGGGTCGGGTTTCCTCCGAGTCGGATGTTCTCTATCTCAAGCTGGGTGATCCTGACGAGGTAGTCGTGGCGCTGTTGCTCCAGCGCAGCGATCTGCACGTCCTTCTCAGCGAGGCGCCGCGCCAGGCCGTCGCGTTCCTCTTGGACTTGGTCCGTGAGCGAGTTGCGGGTCTCGCCCCGCTTCCCGATGTACGCCACCACCGAGCCGGACACGACGCCAGCGAACGCCAGGACCGCGCCGAGGGTGGTGGCGTCCAACAGGGCCTCCTATACGGACGCGGTCAGGCCGCCTTGACGAACGAGTCCTGTGCCCGGCCAGAGACTCCGACCGGCTTCCAGAACCCGAAGTGGGAGAGGACACCGGTGCCGAAGGAGACGAGGGCGAGGACGGCCGCGGTGCCCACGCTGTACCCGGCGTCGTGCGGGCCCGCGTACTCCGTGACGAGCCCGGTCGCCGTGCTGAGCGCGAGGAGGAGCACCGCCTTTATGCCCGCGTTGGTGACTCTCGTCGTGACCAGGCCGACGAGGACCGGGAGGACGACGGAGACGAGCAGGCCGAGCCAGTACGCCTTGTCGAGGTTGACGGTCATGATGAGACTCCAGTTCGGTGAAGGGGATCAGACGTTGGGGACGTGGAGCTTGGACCAGCTCGACGGGCCGGGGACGCCGTCGGCGGCCGAGCCGGTGTAGTTGAGCTTCCGCTGCCAGGCCGCGTAGGAGCGCTCGTCACCAGGGCCCCAGGTATCGGCGTTCGCGGACGACGCGTAGTGGTTGCAGCCGACCGCGACGAGCCTCCGGTGCATCGCCGCAACGATCGGGGACCGGTGGCCGGCCTTGAAGAACGACGTCCCGGGGAACGGCTCGTCCGTCGGCTTCTTTACGGGCTTCGACGGGGCGATGAACGCGGGCCAGGAGCCCGGGTCGACGTGTGTGTTCTCGGGGACCTGGCTGTGGCCGTACCAGCCGCCTTCGGTCTCCCACACGTGTTCGTTGCGGTGCGGGGAGAAGTCCGTCGGGTGCCCCATGGGCCACGTCTGGGGGACGCCCCACGAGGTCACCCAGTCCTGGAGCTGTTGCCACCCCTTGCACGGGGTGTCGGCCAGCGTCGCGTAGACCTTGGCGTCGACCCGGCAGTACGGGAAGAACAGCGCTTCGACCTGGATCACGACCTTCCCCGCGCGGTTCGTTCGCGTCCCGCCGGCCAAGTCGACCACGCTCTTCGACCGGGAGTTGGCCGGGTAGAACTGTGCGAACCCGCCCGAGAACGGGTTCCACAGGATGTGCGGGGCCATCCCGACGCCGCCACCGGTGAAGTAGGACTGGAGGTTGGCGAACGGAACGAGATCCT